CCATTAGACTTACTAAAAACTGGACTCATATGGGTTACAGATAATCTTCTAGGTAAAGATAACTTTATATCAAAGTTTTTAAAAAGCTTTTCAATAGAAAAAATACTCAAAGATATCATAGCAACTCCTGGTAGAATATTAGCGATTGCATTTGATGAAGTTACAGCTATTTTTGATACATCAGAAGGTAAAACCATTGGTGGAAACATTGTAGCTTTATTTAAAAAGATGTTTGATGCAATAACAGGTATAGTATCTAGTGTCGTAAATTTTGTTGCTGAAAAACTAGGACTCGACTTTAGAATGGGTGAAACTGAAGAAGATAAAAAACAAAGAGAGTTAGAAGAAATACAAAAGAAAAAAGAAAAAATAGTAGAAAACGAAATAAAGCTAGAGAATAAAATTTCAGAAAGACAAAAACTAATCGCAGAGAAAAAAGAAAAACTAGATCGAATAGAAGGCGAATATGTCGATTACTTAGATGCAGTAGCAGACGGAACAAAGAAACGAAATGAAGGCAGAATAATGTCTGGAGCAAGAACTATTGACAGATTAGATGATGAGATTAAAAAACTAGAAAGTCTTGAAACAGTAGAACGTGCAAAACTTGAACAACAAAAAGCTTTACTAGATGAAAAAGAAAGAATGGCAAGAATGGATCCCACAAATTCTATTGGCGGAACTACAACTGGTAATCCATCTGGTAATGGGGCCGCTCAAGAACTATCTGCACAAATGACTAATGAGTATCTAGCCGCGGCAGGTGGTGGAGGTGCAATGAATGTTAACTCTAGTTCTAATGATGTTAGTGTAGTTAATAATTCAAATGATTATGGAGGGGCTCAGAGAGTTCAACCTGCAAACAGAAGCTATTACTCAGACACTGCATATTTAGCAAACATGTAGAATTATATATACTACGATTTGTCTAAAGGAGTAGTATATGTCTAAAGAAGAACATCAAAAATATATCAACTGGTTATATGCAATACATGGCATAAAAAAAGGGACGCCCGAAGACGCCCCTAGTGTAAGAGAGAAAAAGAAAGATTAATCTTCTTCTGCGAGTTTCTCAAAGAACGATAAGTTCTCATCATCACTATCTGAAGATTCAATCTTAGGTGCTGATACTTCTTTTTGTGTAGGCATTTCAACTACATTTTCTTCAGCATTCATTACTGAAGGTGTAGCAGTAGCACCAGCTAAACCTAATACCATGTCAAGCTTTGCTTGTAACTCGGCATAAGTTTTAAAGTTCTTTCTGTCAAGAAACTCTTGAAGAGAGAACATAGATTCGTAAACTGTTTCCAATTTACTATCATCACCATCTTCTAGTGCTGATACTTCGGCAAACTCAGACTTATCATAATTACGATAGCCTTCAACATTACGAATTTTTAATTTCAAGTCAGCACCTTCCCAGAAGTCAAAAGGGTTAGTGGCTGTTTCATCTTCAAATTCAGGATTCATTTTTTCATTAAGTTTGTCGAAGATTTTTTTACCAAATTTGAAAAGACGTACTGTCCCCTCATTCTCTGGATTAGCAGGATCTTTCATCACATAGATATTTGCTATGTATGAAAGTCTTCTTTTCTGCTTACGTGCTTGCTCTTTACCAGCTTCCGTACCGTTGTTCCATAATGTAGAGTTATACTCACTTACTGGATCTTTCTCATTGAAAGTTGTAAGTGAATTTTCAATATACCATTTACCAGCTGGCCCTTGAAATCCATGTGAGAACACACGAACCCAAGGTAAGTCTTCACCTTTTGGTTCTGGTAAAAAACGAATAACTGCATAGCCGTTGCCAGCTTTATCAACAGTAGGTTTCCAAAAACGATTGTCTTCAGAACTGCCTTCTGCTGGTGCATTTATTTTTGTTGTTTCGGTAACTAGTTTGTTCAAAGAACTTGAACGTGATTTTTTAAGTGCGGCGAAAGATGTTGCCATTAGTGTATCTCCTGTATATATGTGTATTTAATTTGTCCACTCGAATCATAATATAATATATCTAATATAACATAATAAAGTAGTATTTGTCAAGTCCCTAATTTAAATTTATCTTTAGGGCGATTATAACTATAGTTATGCACGGAAGCATTTACATTTGCTTGATGCGACATATACTCACCATATTTAGTTCTCCATTCTAACTCACTTTCTAAGTTCTTAATTCGATCTTTCATAGTCTCAACTTGCTCACGTAACTCTCTAAGTTCTCCTACGTATTTCTCTACTTCATGATTCATTTGAAAGCCTCCAATATAGTTTGTTTACATTTATTTTTGTCTACATTGACGTAACTATACATGAATGGAGTGTATTTTTTAAGTATAAAAAGAAAATCGTTAAGCATAGTGTTTTCTTGTTTACTCCAAACACTACTATAGTTAATCAAATTATCTAATACTACCAGAGTATTTATATTGAGTTTCTCTCTTAGATATAGCTTAAACGCTAGTGGGTGTACTTCACCATCAGCCTGAGTGCTGAATAGAGCGTCAAACTGTGAGTGATAATCTCTAAGAGTGTATATATCTTCTTTGAATTGATAGTTAAACGACTCTATATTTTTTTGTAACTTCTTATGATTCATCATCGCACGGCCTTGTGACATTCCCAAGATATATTCTTCATCGTGAATAAAATTAGCAACAAGATATTGTACAAACTTTTCTTTGTCGTAGATACGTGCTAACTTTTCAAACTGATAATTATCTCTACGTGTGCGAAATTTATCTTCATTCACTTTTATCTTACCATTATATTTGAAGTAGTCGTAATCTGATTTAAAATGATTACGTACTGCTAGATAAGATGCATATGCTTGAAGTCCGTTCATATAGGTAATTTAGGTGATTTAGGGATTGATAGAAAATTTAAATCGATAGCTTCAGCTTCTAATTTAGTCTTGATAACTCCGTTTACTAACTTAGCCGCTACTTCAACTTCCATTTCATTTGTTTCACAGTACCATACTATAGCGTCCATATAATTAATTCTTTTATCTATAACTATTTCTTCTATTGTTTTAGAAAACTTACTTACGTTCATCACCTCTAAAGCCATTATATTCTGTCCTTGTGCATTTGTATTGAATTGAATGATATTGAAATACGATCAGTATCTGATAAATTTTGTTCGACTTCATGTCCTCTGTTACTAGGAAATAAAATTAGTCTTCCTTCAACAGGCTCATAATATACAGAACTCCATTGATGAAGATGTTCTCTATGTTCATTATCGTATATGGGTTTATGATGCTGATCAGGCACATTTAAAAATTTTATTCTTCCACAATTTTCAGGACTCTGTACATAATACACACCACTCCATAGTGCATTAGGGTGTGTGTGAAAAGTATTGTATGCATGTTTTGGTGATACATTTGCCCACATACTTTCTACAGTTAGAGGCCAATCAGAATTATAACCTTCTTCTATTGATAAACTCTTTTGAGCATCATTAATAGTATTCGTTATTTTGCTAAACTCTTCTCTAAAATGCATAGTTATAGTACTATGCCAACCTTGTTTATTAGAGCGTCCTACACCATCTTTATCTTCTTCTTTCCATTTGTATATATCACTAATCAATTCACGATTCAATTCTTTTGAATTTTCTATATCAAAATAAAAGAAAGGAATAGAAAACCAAAATTCCCTTTGTATTTCAGACATTCACTTTTCCCATCTATAAAAAATATGCTTTTCTATTCTTGTTGTTCTAGTTTTAGTTCTAGCCCATCCAGGCTTTACATACGTTGCATGATAGTGTGTAGCACCTTCTGTGACATCTATGTTTATTCTATTGTATAAAACAAGATATGCATATCTTTGTGCTTTCTTCCATGCTTTTTCATTTCTTGGTACATCGTCTTTTCCGTCACAGTACCAACTAAATTGACAACGATGTCTGACTGGATATTGTTTATTTGGATCTTCCCAAGAAGGGCGATGAGGCCCTTGCTTGACTACTTCGCAAACTGAGTTGGGATATCTACTATCTGCAACTCTGTTCATAACTACTTGTGCTGTAGCAATCTGTCCTATCATTGACTGATTCTTTGCTTCATGATAAGTATTGAGTGCTAAACAAATAAATGCTGTTTCTAATATCATTCTTATACTCTATATGATTGTTGTTTATTTGTCAAGTCTATTTTTTAAACTTGTCGTTCATAGATTCCAGTACACTATCAATATTAGGTTCTTGTCCGTTGGGATCATATTTACATTGATATTCATTAGGACATTGGCCCTCTACTACCAATGTGTAAGTATCGTTAGCACCTTTATAGAGACAAACTTGATCACCATTCTTAGCAGTTCTTCTCTTATATCTTCTGCATGTGATATACTTGGGATCTTCACGTTTGCCTAATCTCTTCTCTTGCTCCCATGTCCAATCACTAAACTTCTTCATGTAACATGTGAAGCACTGTATTATGTTAGGCGTTTTATTCTCATTATTAAATCTATCACTCCAAGCATAATTTGGAATGAGAAATGCTAACAATAAAATTATTTTGATTGAAAGTATTAACGAAAGCCTGCGAATAGATGACTTGTATTGAAAACGAACCATGCGAACCAACCTAGTAATGCAACTATAACTCCAATACCTACAGTGCAAATTATTATATTTAAAATCTTTTCTCTTTGTTTCTCTCTAGCATAAACCATCTCTTGACGTTCTTTGCGAATCTTACCTTGCATTCGAATCAGTTCGTCCCATGCAGATGCTCCATGTGTAAACATGATGTATTGCTTGAGTTCGTATTCCATCTCCTCTGCTTTTTTCTTGGCGGCAAAGGCGTTCATTGCTTCTTCTTCTATAGATGAACCATTGAAAACTTTTTTATAGAATGGTGGATTCTTTGCATTCTTCTCTGCTTGATTAACATCAGAAATAGCACCCATCCATCTACCAATATCGCCGTACATAGACTCGACATCTTTACCGAGTTGTATACCTTTCTTAATTGCTGAGAATGCAGTGCCTGCAATGGCCATTGCTGATACTGGATCTATCATTACTGTTACCTATGACTAATTTAATTGATTATAATGAAACAATCTTAAATGTCACAATACGTAATAATATAATACAATCTAGTAGTATTTATAAAAAAAAAGAGCATCAGTGGTAACTGACACTCTTTTCATATTTAGTGTGGGAGGGACTGGCTTATACCCTCAACTAACACAACAAGATAAGCATATCTTTTTTAGTGTTAGAACTTACTTCCGTCATGTGGTGTTGACGATGTGATCTTGTATGACTAGCCCTTATTTCTAAGTATTCATCTTTCAAAACCTGGGTACCACCCCTAAGTAATCAAGTTCACTCCTCTTGTCGGTAGAGTTCTTCCTTGCACCACGTTTTTTCTCCGTCGAGAAAAAATCTGTAATTCTGTGAGAGTGTTTCTGTTCCCAAGTACACTCTCTAAACTCGGTGCGATTAAGCCGCTAGTGCATAATCCACAGGTGCAATGTCATCGTTTGCATTTAGTTTAATGTTCTCCACTAACCTACTACCTACCTGTCGATCCTATTTCGCCCCCATCAAGAATACTTGTTGATACGCCACTATCAAAAATCTCTAAAGTATCTTACTACTCATGTCACAATTAAACGCAGACGCAGAGTTTGTGCTATGAAGGCGTAGTACTGAGCAAGTATTCTTGGTGGAGGCGATGGGTACCGCCCCCATGTCCAGTCTAGTTTCATTTAGTCTCAACGAACTCTTTATTTATAGCATATTGATTCGTGATTCGTCAAGTCTTTTTTGATTATTTTTGTGGAGTAAATATCTCCATTCCCCAACCATTACCTATGATACAGGCCCAATCAGCACTTATAAACTCTACTAAACTCCATGTTCCAGTTTCTTTGTTTAAACCGAATGCTATTGTAGTCTTCATCAATTCACCATTCTCACGTACTGAAACATTGCTCCAAGTCATGATAGGTTGTTCTTTCCATTCTTTTGTAAGTGTGTGTACAATAAAATCTGGATGCTGACATACAACAGGCTTCATTGCATTTGCTATCTCATCTTTTTCAAACATCTTGTGTAATTTTTTCAAGTCGGGCTCATGTTCTCCCCATGACATACTACCACAACTAACATAAAACACAAACACTAATAAACTAAGATATTTTATCATGATACTCTCCGTATAACTTTATCTTTTTTTGTGTAGATAGTATCCAATTGTCTCTCTTTTCTATAAATACTTGAGGACTCTCACCATCTACTGCTATGACTATTACAACTTGATCGATTGGTGTTTTTGTTCGTTCTTCATACATAACACAATAGGCAGAACCTTGTTGAAAATAATTCGTAATATATTCTTTCTTTTTAAGTTTTCTGGAAGTCTTAAAATCGATGACGGAAAGCCTATTATTCCACTCAGCGATACAATCTACCCGTCCAGCGACTCTTAAATAATCTGAATAAAGGGTAGCTTCTTGAACTCTAACATTATTTATATTCTCGGAGAGTATGCCTTTTATAGTGCTGAAAGTTTCTTTGTCAGATGGCATGAACTTCTTTTCATCAAGTTCATTGTTGATAAAGTCTTCGCACATCTGATGTACTTTAGTACCTCGGCGTGATGCTTGAGTAGATATACGATTGGCCTCTTTTTCACCAACTCGTTGTCTCCACTCATAAATTGCTTTCTTATTGAAATGTCCTAATACTGTCGTTATAGACGGATACTTCTCACCACTAGGTGTAACATAGTATCTTTTACCATCTACAGTTTGAGTTTTGATTTCAGGTATGTCAATTCCTAGATGAGTAAACGTCAACTCAGTCCAAGATCGAGTTTCGAAATAATATATTCTTTCACCAAATCACTCCTTACGATATCATGTTTATCAAATTCTATAAAATCAAATGACTTCATTCTTTTAATTACTTTCATAAATTCTAATACGCCGTCACGTTCATCTTTAAATCTAAAATCACTCTGTCTAAAATCACCACAAAATACTATTTTACAATTATCACCTAATCGTGTGATTATACTATCTAACTCGTGGTATGTCATGTTTTGACATTCATCTACTATAACAACTGCATCGTTGATTGTCAAGCCTCTTATAAACGATGTAGTTGTAAAGTGTACTTGCTCACGTCCTTTGAGTATTTCGTAAGCATCACCTCTCTGAAACAATTCTGTAAAGATTGCATAGTAAGGTGCTTCATACACTTTTGATTTTTCTCTTTGATTGCCAGGGAGAAATCCCATGTCTCTTGTTGGTACTACACTTCTTATAATATGTAAACTACGTGTGTCGTTATAATTACTCAATACTTCTTGTGTTGCTAGATACAATGCGATAAATGTTTTACCTGTTCCTGCTACACCATGACACATTATATTTTTGCCACTATAATATGAATTAAATACTCTCTCTTGTGTTTTCGTCATGGGTTCTACTTCTTTTACTCTTAAACCCGTATTTACTCTTTTAAGCTTTCTCTTTTGTTTATTCGTTAATGGTACAATATTGTCTTGAAGAAATGAGAGATTGTTGGACATGGATACTCCTTGTTAATCGTTTGCTGACATTGGTTTCTCCTTTAGATTAGAATAAGTCCCTCTTCTTACACCATGCTTTTCTAGTGCATTTAATGTATTTCGTTCTTTTGTAGTTTTACGGCCCACTTGATCTGCTAGTGCTGATGTAGGGTGTGCTTCTGCTATTCGGGAGAGGTTTTCTTTCCACCCGCTATCATTCTTCATTCCACTGCCACTAATCATATTAACTTTCACAATTTGTTGGGTGATGTTTGGATTTTGTGAGAGATATTCTTCTCTCTGAGACATAGACATAAATTCAGTAAATGTTTCATCTGTGTCTTTATTCATAAATGTATATAAAGGCATTAATGCTCCTTGTTCATCATAATGTATTTATACGGCAAAAGACTCGCCACAACCGCAACTCGCCTTTGCATTTGGGTTAACTACTTTTAAATAACTACCACCAAGTTCTTCTACATAATCTATTGTGCAACCAAACACAAACATTTCTGCTATAGGATTTAAATATAGATTACCTACAGTAGCTGTTTTATCTGTAGTACCCCATTCATATTGAAAACCCGAACAACCACCACCTTTGACAGTGAGTGATACATTCGGGCTTCCTACCTTTTTAAGATAGTTTTCTGCTGACTCTGTTAAGCTAATTGGTACCATGACGGGACACTTCTCTTTGTCCACTTTGCGAAAGAGTTCTTTGCTTCTATGTAATAGTTGTGATATGACTTTAGTGAGTCGCCTTCAACTATACAATCTGGATAATGACTCATCGCAGGTGTGGGTTGTGTAAATTCTTTTTCAGGTATATTTATAGGTTTTATAGCTAGAGCCACTCTAAGTTTTTCGTCTGTAGAGTGTCTTTTACCATATCGATATGTGTACTCGTCACACAATGCAACAAACAAATCATAGAGCCATCTGTAGTTCAGTGATGATTGTCTAGTCCATACTGACGATGGGTGATTGATATGACAAGCAAGATAATAAGTAGCTTCTTTGTAGTTGTCATCAAATCTGTATCGTTTAATTTTACGGCCATTCTTAGATAGTTCTATACTCTCATTACCATCTAGAACTCTGTGTGCAGTTGATAGTAGTTGTGCATACTCTACAATCATCTTTACAACATGTTTGTCTACATGCATTCTAGCACACGTTACTGGATCTTCATCTAAATAAAATACGTTCATAAATTACCTCTCATAATATAATCAATCAATTGTAGCAACCATACTTGCTCTATGTCTAGTATAAGCCATTCGTATAATTTTGTCAAGATAAAACTTAACAATACAGATAACATAGTTAATCTGAATATTAACTTCTTTAACTGTGGTGTTTCTTTTATTTGATCTACTGACATTAATTATCATGGTAATCGCAGAACCTTATGAGCGAACCATTTCAAAAATCTCTTGATACTCTTCTTTATCCAGTTATTGAAAAAGTGTCGTAACAATCTGATTACAATTAATATCGGTGAAGTAATAACGTCAAGAACTAATAACAAAAAGTCAACTATAATGTCGATGATAGTATCGACATTCCATAAACTTCTAACTCGCTTCTTTAGCCTCTTCCACAACTACTTGTTCTCCGTAGTGTTTGTTAAAATTATCTGTTGTGATAGCATAACAGTTATCTGTATTTAGTCCAATATTGAACAATTGAACACTATCAGGAACAACAAAAGTGAATCTTACGTCTTTATTTTCATTCATAAACCAATGTAAATAATTAACCCTATGTACACTATCATCATAAGTCGCATGAGTTTCTTCACCATAACCTTCAGTGTCTTTATATACATTATCTGTATTAGCAGTTTCATCTTTTTGAACAAAATCAAAACCTATACAGAATAATTTTGTAGCACCATGTCGTATAGCTTCTCTCATAGCATTCATACCTGCATTTGAGCGTCTACCTGTTGTTTCTTCTACACATTCTTCTTCTGGAGGTAATATGAGTTTGGTGTTTTCTACTACACCTTCTGTGCCAGCCATTTCTATGAGTTTTCTAAACTGCTCATCTATCACTACAAGGTAATCATACTTATCAAAGTCTCTGTATAGAGCATTGCACCCGTATATTTTGCCTTTGCCCACTAAATCATTTAGATTTATAGGTAATCTACTTGGGCCATTTCCTATTATAAAAGCATCACTCATTTTTTCTCCAGTTCTGTTATTCTATTTTCAAGTTCATTAATCTTATCAACCATTCTCTGCATCTCATGTCGTATAGCATGATCAGTTGAAGAGGTAAAACCCTCTCGTTTCTTAGATGTAAAATCTAATCTGAGTCCAGCATCTGGATCTGTAGCTTTATCATATGTCATAAAGTTTCTCCATTCGTTGCTAAAACCATCAGGATAATCCATCGTTTCTTTTCTCCATTACTTGAAGAACGTATTGTAATTCACTAATTATTTTATATATCCACATTTGAGTCATTCTATCTTCAGATTTGTTTCGCTCTTCTTTTAGTTGCTCTATTCGTATCTTTATATAGTCTTTCGGATTTACTTTTCTATTTCTTCGCATTTTTAATTATCGGATCCATCCAAGTTACTTTTGGTTCTTTTTCATTCTCAAGTATAGTCATACTACCACCTTGAGTATCATGTGAGTTTGATGTCCATGAATTTTTAATATTACGTAGCAACCACATATAAACAGGAACAATTACTATTGTTACTATAAGACATATAATCGAAAATACTTCAAACGTCATTTTATAATTAACTCCGATAAATTATCACTACCAATTTTACCCTTAATGAAAGTATTGAATGCAAGACTAATTCTAGTTTTGTCACTTTTTACTTGATTAACCCAATGTGTAAGTTTTGATGGAAATAGTAAAAGGCTATTTTTAGTTGTAGGATACCACCACTCATCACTATTCCATTGATTATATTCACTCATGTCCATAGACATTGTTAGTTTATGTGGCCATGGTGTTGCAAATGATATAGTATCAGATTCAACAGTTTCTATATAGTACACACCAGATATCACACTGTTAGGGTGACTATGAGCATGGTGATACTGATTAGTCTCAGTATAATTAACCCAAGAAATTGTTATGTATATTTCTATATCTTCATCTATTTTATATGTGTCTCTAAAATAAAGATTAACTTTTTCTGTTAAATTTTTCTTTAGTTCAGATAATTCAAGATTATCAAGTACATACTTATCAGCCGTGTGAGTATTTCCATCATTTATTACTCTATCTTTAGATTCTTGAGTACGTTTAAAGAAGTCTAATTCTTTTTTTGTCAATTCTCTATCTAGTTTTGTACAGCCTAAAGCTATGGGAAATAAAGATTCAATTTTCATAGATAAGTTCCGTCTACGTTGTGTGTTCTGCTATTACTCCATGCCCATATCATACAGTTCCACATAGAATAGCTTGGGTGATATCTACCAAGAGGTACTTGTGAAAGTAAGAAATGAGAGAATGGTAATATGTTTCTTTTCTTTCTAAGTTCTTTGTAGTGTCCTACAAATAGTTTTATCCTGGCATAGTGAATAATGCTTTTACTCCATCATTAGTAGGGCGTCTTGCAAATATTACCCATCTGTGTATTTGATTATGCAGTTTATCTGGATGATTCTCTTTTATATAGTCTTTGAAACTTGTACCTGTTGTCCATACATCATCTACTACTAAACCAATATCATCTGCATTTGGATCAATATACTTTTTTAGAGAAGTTGCTAACGATACACCACCTCTAGGTATACCTTCAACCCATCTAAATGATATCTTCTGATAGTCCATAATCATCTGTGCTAAACAATCCCATTCTTCAGAACGTATAGCATCACATTCTATCTTCCATTTAAGAGGTAAACCTGCATGTGAAATAAAATCACCAGCAGTAAAAAGATTTGCACCAGTATTAAACATTATCCCTCGTCTTCATGATTCATATCTAGGTAATCATCTATACAAGTATAGCCTTGTCCTTGCCCTTGTACTGATAGCTTTACCATCTGTTCAAAACATGCTTCATATTCATTAAAATAATCAATACCTTCGCCCTCTAAAGTTCCGTCAGGATAGAGAGTCACTGCGATTAAAATCCAACCATATATCATTTTATTTCCTTTACTCTAATTCTCAAATCACTACTGCTAAACCTATGCTCTCTTTTATTGAAATATAATTCTATATCTCTTTTCTTGCATATGTCACGGCCAGTAAATTCTTTATCTCTATATTCTTCACCAAGTATTCTTATATCAATATGATACATTTCTAATATATCTTCTAAGTCTCTTTCTGTAGAATATGGAATTATTTCATCAACGTACTTAACACCATTTAATTGTGTGTATCTCTCAACTACTGTTTGCACTGGACAATTTTTCTCTTTTCTATCTACAGTAGGATCTATCTGTAATCCACACATAAGATAATCGCATTGATCTTTTGCTTCTCTCAACATCTGTACATGGCCAGCATGTAATAAGTCAAACGTACTTGCAGTAAATCCAATCTTCACTTTATCTTTTCCCATATCCACTCATGACAATAAAACATAATACTTCCTGCTGGTATGCTTGCGAGAGATAGTCCTAACGTATACCATAAATCACCACCTGTAACTACTGCATAACTCATAAACCATACTACACCTAAAAGTTGCCATGTGCAAGTCTTTATTATACGTCTGTATATCATTCTTCTGTTTGCTCTACTGCTACTGGTTTACACCATGCTGAATAATTACCGACTAATCTATCTTCATGTACATTGATTTGACTTGCATACCAAATACACTTCTGCATACTAGAATACGTTATCTGTCCTTCTACTTCAGAACCGTTCATTAGCATTAATACAAAAACTAGTTTAAACATTTTTGTTTCTCATCTGATCACTTACTCCTTCAAAATAAGAATCTACTCCACACAAATAATTAAACCAACCAGTCGCTATATACTTATGTTCTGTAGGAGATACTATGCCGTTATGCATGTGAGTAAAGTCACTAGGCCAAAGAAGTGTCAAACCTTTCTTTGATTTTGTAGTTAGATTTTGAAATCTAAAATGAGTACCACCACCATCTTCTACATCATTTAAATATGTCATAAAAACTAATACTCTATCATAGTAGAAGTTTCCATTTCTTTCATAATGTTCTGCAAAAAAACCTTCACCTGGTTTGTAATGTTGTATATTAAATGCATCAGCCATTGTCAATTTTCCCATAGTCACTTCATAAAACTTAAAATATGTTGTGCATAAATCAAAAAGTATATGTTTATAAGTTTCTATAGTAGGGTGACTACAAGTGGGCCATACATTTACATCTGTAGATTTTTTAGCATTTGGATTTTCTTCTCCTCCCAGACTAGTGCCAGGGTGCTTATAATAAATTTCATCTTTATGAAACTTAATTAATTCATCACAAATAGAAGTATCTTCCATTTGAAAGGGCATGACAAAAGTAGATTCATCAAATTTTGGAATTGTTATATCTGCTTTTTTCATTATTCCCAATCTTTGCTAAGGCCACCAAAACATTCCATTACGAACTTTTTAGTCAAACCCTTAAATGGTAATCTTCTATCTTTCATTCCTAATAATATCTCAGCTTCTTCTGCTGGCAAGTTTTCTAGCATATCAACAAATAGTTGCTCTCTTCGTATTTGTTTTAGATTCTTTTGTGCTTCAGAAGGGCCATCAGTAAAGAGATAAAATCTACGTACTTCATGATGAAGTTGTCCTTGATTATCCCATGGTGTTTCATTCTTTTTAAATGGTGGATCACCTTCTGGTAGTAACCATCTAATCAAATTATTGTAAGTAAACTCTAAAACTATGCCCATAGCTGGTGTGTAGTTTTCTCTTAGATGTTTCATTTTGGCATTTTTACTTGTTATTTTTTCATTTTCTTTGAAAATGCTATAAAGCGATTGTGTCGGCATCAAAACTCTCCAATTCTATCAGTAAGATTTTTTAATCTATTTCTTATAAAATAATTTAGTAGTCCGCTTCTCTGTGGTATTTTATAATTATCATACTTTTCGTTTATCTGATTAACAATAGCTTTGGGAATACAATCTAAATTAACTAAAGACTCATTTCTTTTATAGTTTCTTAGCATAATCTCATTACAGAAATCTTTAGGATCTAAGCCTATCCATTTCTCTATCTTCTTTGATGCTAGAGGTTTTTGTCTAGTACCCGTAACTATCACATTATCAGCAGATAAGAAGTTAGGTACACCATCACCTCTATCACCTCTCATAATGTGTTCACGTAAGAAAGACTCAGGATTACTGATACGAATCCACTTCTTTAACATAGGTGAATATTGTTCTACATTTGCATATTTCTGTAATTGTGCGAAATCCTTATCGCCAGATATGATGATTATTTTCATATCATCTTCTGTTTTCAAAGTTTTACCAAAACGATTACACAGTGTACCAATGATATCATCGGCCTCTGCTCTATCTATCTGTATTACTTTATACGGAAATGTTTCTTTGAGTTCATCACGTATTTTATTGAGAATACCGAATATGTGATTCCAATCTAAAGGTGACGTTTCTCTATCTGCTTTTCTATGTGCTTTATAGTAAGGAAAAATATCTTTACGCCAGTAATTTTTGTCATCACAAGCGATTACCATTTCTCCGTATTCTTCTCCAAATTTAACATTGTATAGACGAATAGAATTAAGTATCATATGACGTATCATAGTTTCTTCTATTTCATCATTGTTTCTCTGGAGTTGCATCATCAAGTTACTTATCATAACTTGATTTAAGTCCAAAAGTATCATTGTATACTCACTATTTAATTATCTAACTATATTTATATCACACTATAGAGTATTTTGTCAAGACTCAAGTTTAAGGTGGTGGTAGTTCTGCTCTTACTTTCTTTTCTTCATTATCAAAATGAGCAACACGTTTTTCAAGCCATTGTACGACTTCTATGTTTGCTTCTTTATCATCTCTGTTGGTATTAAGTTCTCTTCGTAGTACGGCCGCAGTTTGCATGTCTATACTATTCATCTTCTCTCTTTCCAAAATCGAGTGACATTTGTTCATCATCACTGAGTTCTTCAACACCAGTAATTTCCACATTAGTATCAATGTGTTCTTGAAAATGGTGATGTAGTCCCATGTTACGATAAAGTGATGAACGGATGGTTTCTACAGTAAAAGCAAAATCTTTCATAAACTCATCTCTATCAATATCAAATCCCGACAAAGAAATGTTTGCTAAAAGATTGCTACTGTGTTGATCAACAACATTGTTAATATAAATCTCTTTGTTCTTCTCAATACTCTTTTTAAGATCGGAAAGAGTCTCCTGTTCAGGAGGTGTATAATCATTAGGGAATTTAACAATGTTGTTCATAATTTTATTTATCTCCAGCTGGCACTACAGTACGAAACTTGATTAGTTTCTCTTGATCAGGCCCATAGAACAAGTCAAGATAAACACCCGTACGTAGGTAAGTATTAAGATTACGTATGTAACCCTCAATATTTAAAAGTTGTGCGATTGCTCCTTTAGCATTAGCACGAACATTCTTTTTCAAACCAGGCAACATAGCTTTATTATACACCAACCATGCTTTTATATTATTGTAACATAGTGGGTGAGTATCACCTTTTGCCAATACATCTGGGTGTATGTGTGTTAATTTGGGCGGGTTCTTTTTCATTCTCTCCGCTCTAGCTTTTGCTAGTCTTTCACCAGCCGCTTTACGGGCTTCGGGTGACATTCTACGTCTTTTTACCATGTGCAACCTCCATCATGACAGATTATTAATACTACGTATCCGATAGCAAATATCGAAAACAAACTTACTGCATCTAATATAGTTTCTGCTATTTTTATTATATATTTTTTTATCATTTTACCTCTCTCAATGAACTGTCTCATAAGCTATGGGCATATCGTATATTTCGCCCAATATTTTCATAAACTGTTCAGGCACATCATTATCATTATCAGGAATAAAGAAAGTCTTGAGTGTACCATCTTTTCCCATAACTATTGCTAGATCGTCATCTTCTAATTTAAATTTAGTTTTTGCCATTTATTACCTCTCTCAATCGAATGGAAACGGGCCCCATTCACCATTTTCATCTGCTCTATCTAGTTGTGCTTGAATTTTACCAATCTCAACTGCAAGAACATGTAAACCTTTTGCAAAGGCTTCGTCTTTATGAGTCGACTCTGAAGTACCACCCATAAAGTGTTTCATAGCTTCTTTAAGCTTTTTGTGATGTTCACGTAATTCTGTATTCACTATCATACTGCGGTACCGTCATCAAGATCTAATTCAACTGTCGTAATCGAAATCAATTCATCAGCAGTGTGTCCTGCTTTCTCATAACTAGCAATCGCATTTGCTTCAGACTCTTTTGCAGTATCGCCGTCAGAACCGGCAAAAGAAGAGCTAACTAAAAACTTGTCACCATCTTTAGTAGTGGTGAGATGTTCAATCGATGTTGCGAAGAATGTTGTCATATTTTTTCTCTCTTTGTTATTAACGAATCACTTACACTATTATAATAGCAGGTTGACAAATTAAGTCAAGCACTTTTTTGTGAGTGCTATCCAGTCTAACCACTGAGCCTGCATCTCAAAGAAAATCTTTCTAGCATCATCATCATTGTCAAAACCCACTTCAGTAGCGAAGTCCATTCCGCTACAAAAGAATAGGTTAATCATATGTAAATCTATTTTATTTTTGTTGATTACTTTGTGTAACTCACGGGCAGTTTTTGCAGTGCCGACTAAATTGCCAGCACCGATGTAAACACCGATTGTTTTGTCACTGAGCGTATCTATAAAAACTGAATCTGTCATATTTTCTCACTTTCTTTAACGAATCATCTTATACTATTATAGTATCAGGATGTGAGAATATGTCAATAGTTAATGTAGATACTTACTTAAATTATTTCTTGCTTTTCCCACTCTATCACGATTTTCTAATATCAGTGATATAACCTTTTCGTAGGATTCTTCAGTTAGATGTGTCTTATACATCATCATAGCTTGAGCCATCATTACGCCTGCAAGGGCCATAGGATTACAGCCCTCTTGCATTTTTTCCATAACTAAGTTTAGAACATCTCTAAAGACATCATCTACATCACCTTCAGGTATGTCATCAAAATCGTCTATACTCATCTTCTCACCTTACATCTAGGACAGAAGTTCGCACTGTCCAATTCAGAACCACAATATGTACAAAAGTTTGCAGTGAATATTGCTAAGAATATCATTTTAATCCTCCATCTTTTTTGATTAGAAGTAAATCTATTTTCTCTTCTATTCTATTTAGATGCTTGATTACCTCATCTGTTTTTTCAGACATAGGTTTAGGTAGCTGAAACTCTTTTGAAATATCTCTACCTCCTGCTCCAGCACCCATACCCACAATCTGATCTTCTATAGATTTTTCTTTTTTCTCCTGTCTAAGCTTCCAGCCCATCCAGTCATACCATCTTTGTGGTTCTTTATCCATCATTAGCTACAGGTTGTGATTTTCGTAATTCTTTCAGGCCATTAAGCATACCAGTCCACTGATTTGCCCTTATGTCCCAGTTATAACAATTATCTGCCCACTGTTTAGCGAAATGAAGCTTAGATAACATATCTTCAGAATTATGATTGTCGATTGCACCTTTTAGAAAATTTGCAAAAACATTCGCATGAAATTGTAAGTTTTCGTTCCAGTGATACATTGTAGCTAAACCACCAGTTGTTTCAGGAAGTGCTCCATAGTTAGGACATACTACTTGACAACCAGCCGACATTGCTTCAATAGCGGCAATACATGATGTTTCTTGCCAAATACTAGGATATGCAAAGATGTGTGATTTTGCTAAAGCTTCTCTCACTACTGCATTTGGTTTAAAACCATGATAAGTCATACCTTCATGTTTTTTAATCTCATCAAAGATTTCTTGAAATGGTTCATCTCTCTTTGGCCAACCATAAGCTTCAAATGAAGAATATACGTCAAAATGTATTTTATCTTTGTAGCCGTTTTCCCACAAAGCTTTAATTCCAGCTACTGCAATATTTAATCCTCTGTGAGGTGTAGTATGATAAATTATACGAATAACATTTTTATCTTTGTTCCAAGTACCATTTGTATTTGTTGATAACAAAATAGGTTCTATGGCATTTTTCAGAATAAATGATTCGCTCCAGTTTATACCATACATCATATTAAACTGTTGCCACTGCCAATCTGATACAAAAACTAAACGAGAAAATCTCTTTCTTAGTTCCGCATCTTTTAAATGAGCATTTTCTGGATCACTTGCTAAATCATGCAACCAAAGAATATTTTCTTTTTCTTGAGAAATAGTACGAACTCTAGATTTAATAATATTAAATTCGTCTAATAAATCTTTTGGTAATCTCTCAGTAAGTGCATTACTCATGAGTTCAGTACCACCATATGATTCGTAATATGTACCATCGTCTTTCATTTGGCCTTTACTGCCATCTGCTATTTGAGTTTTCAATGATATCTCATCTGGGTGTTCTTCTTTAATTGCTTCTGCTTCAGCCATTATTTACTCCTATTAATGAATCCCAACGAAAAGAACGCCAATCTTTCTTTTCGGTGTCATATACTGCAAGATACTCTTTGAGAATTTCTCTTTCGACATTTGCTTTAGGGCCCAGAGGATCTCTGTTAGCACCAGCATATCCGTGGATATCTTCGCTCAATGTCGCTTTCATTCTGCGAGTAGTACCATCTTTTTTTGTGAAATTTATAGTTAGAACACCTTCTTCAAGTTGTTCTACAATTCTTTGTTTTTCAATGTCTTTCATAATGTCAGTATCAAACTCCATACTTTGCATATTATAATTATTCATAATGTATTTAGCTCCCATTAAAATGCATAAGATGTATCTCTAAATCGTTAAATCCACCTATATGCTTATCGCCATCAAATATTTGAGGTACAGTTTTGTACCCACTCTCTTTAATAAATGCTAGTGACTTACTATCTTCATAGATATCGATATACTTATATTCAATATTATCTGAAGATAATAAGTCTTTAGCACGTTCACACCAACCACAATAAGGACGTCCGTAGATGGTGTACATTAGCAACCTATATCGTCTAGGTTTTCTTCACTAAGACTACTCGTTACATTTTCATTTAGAACTGCCGGTGATGTATATTCACTAAAATATTTATCAAGCATTTCTAGATGATCTTCATATCTTGCCATTTCGTCTAACTGCTTTTCAACTTCATCCATAACTTGAGAGTGTTCACCAACACCCACAGGATTTGTCAAATAGATTTCAACATTAACACGATGCTTATCAATATGTGCTTTTGCATGATCTCTAACGGCATCTAGCATTTGTCTTCTTAACCCAGTCATACTCATCTCCTTATAATGTTATGCCCAACTTAAACGATAGCATAATCAATAGAATTATTATTAATAATAATATAACATTATTGAGTGTCATCTGTCAAGACTCAATCTTCAATAGGATCTTCCCAACCAAATGATCCCATTTTACTTTTGAAGTTCTTCAACTTCTCATCATATTTTTTATTTGTCGCATCGTTCATGTTAGCAAGATGATAACCAGCATCCTTATCAACTTCTCTAATCTCTAGAAAAATCTTTTCGTTTGCACTAAGTTGTTTGGATCTTTGCATAAAAATAAATGCTCTATATAATTGATATCTTACGACATCACATACTTTACATGTGTTATCGTATACAGTTGTTACAACTGCCATAGCCGTATTCCTTTCTGAAAAAATGTTAAGAGAATGAGTTTTCACTCATCAGTATATATAATCGTTTAGCATTGAACTATATGCATATCACCTATTTAAGTTTGAGAAAGCTACCTATATTTGTACTGTCATAGCATATTCGATTTATAAACCAATTATAAAATGTTCTGTAGTTTTCTTTCATTATACCATTTGGTTGATTTTGTACTTTATGCCATGTTCTATCTAAGTCTTTCAAATCGCCTTCTATTACTGCAAAGTTATAATCTGCTCTACCAAATCTAACGATAGGTACGTCATGTAACATGGCCTCTTTTGCTGAACCAGAGTTTATAACATATACTGCTTTTGCTTGTTTGAATAGAGAGTGTATATTTACCTCATGATCAATAAAGTAACAGTTATCCATTCTTTTAGTAAACTGTCGCACATCTTCTAAACTTCCTGGATTTGCGGGATGATTCTTGAATATTAAATTAATTCTTTTATCATAAGTCCATTCCATGAGTTTTACTGCCCATGATATTACTTTAAGTCCACTATGATATTTTATTGTTTCATCATGTGGTAATTGTAATGGTACAAATATATAATCACCTACATTATTTACAAAATTGCCAGACGGTTGAGCAAATTTAGATTCACCTCTCAATGCTCTTTCTCTAAACAGTTCAAATGTTCTGTCTTCATCAGGTGCAACTTCCCAACCAGCTTTTGAATGTGATGAATTTCCTCCCCAACCTTCTTTATCGATTGTAAACAACCAAGGAAAAACTGTCTGCATATAATATCTGCATCTTGCATCACCATTAAATTGTTGACTAGAAGTGTGAGGTATGTAAGCTATATCAGGATCAAATTGTGTGACATACCCAGAGTCAAATTTCCATCTTTGATCTTCTACCACAATAACCTTATCATGTCTCATAGCATGATATTCATGTAACTTATCTACAAAGTTTTGCCAATGAACTCGTATAGGTTCTATGTGTTTCTTTCTTATCTCTAAACCAAATCTTTTAAATGGCAAATCTAGTCTTGGTTTAAGAATTAATACTTTTCTTGACATTACTTATCCCATACTCTATGTAAAGATCCTGGCAATCTATTAAAATTATTTTTAGCGGCCACATATTTTTTATTTTCATACTTTCTAGGCCCTTTACCAGTCCATATAACTGTGTTATCAATGAACTCCCAATCCATAAAATTACCATCGAACTTCGTTATGTCTTTATCTTCGACTCTTTCAAATACTTCAGCGAGAGATATTTGATCAATAAACCATCTCATAGGGCCTTCAGATATTCTTTCTGTTACTGCATTTGCTATTGGTAATGCTCTTCTATCCATGTAAACACAACCAGCGGCAACTTTTGTACCTTTTGCTTCCCAACCAATTGTACCTTGTAATGATTGTCGAGGAAAGTAACCAGTAGGTGTATCAGGATAGTCAAAGTCATTCATAAATATACAATCAGTATCGACAGTTAAAACTTTATCTGCTGACTTAATTATCTCTGGTAGTATCATAAATCGTAAACAAGAATAGTAAGCACGAACATCTATTGGTGTTGCACCTATCTCATTGTATGTAAAAGTTATATCTACATCAATATCTTGTCTTAACAGTGATTCTAATCTATGAACTCTACCAGTAGGATCACATATATGAATGTGAATATCTTTACCTATATCATTCAGAGAATATATTAAAGATGGTGCATGTTCATAGAAGTATTCTCTATCACAAGCGGCAAAGACTACAGGTTTAGTAGGAAGTTCTCCGTATATCATGATGATCTATTCCCTCTCAATGCAAAGAATAAAGCACCAACCCATAGAAATACATGTAGATTATCATACATTATAACGTCCATAAGACTTGCTGGTTCACCAACCCATATCACACCAGTCATGATGCAACATAGTACGATACCACTAAAACGAGTAAAGAAGTCTCCCCAAGGTTCTACAATATCATGTCCGATTGCATAGTGCATAAACTCTGGTGTCTTCCATAATAATCCACCTATAATTAACCCTATGCCACCTAGCAGTTCACCATATGCAACAAACCACCAAACAAGATATGATAAGTCATATGTCGCCGCCTCTTCAGCACTGACAGGTAACTTCATAATACCTTGCTGAATAAAAACTACTATCAATGGTAATCTAAGTAACCAGTGACTTTGACAAAAATCTGGTATTCTAATCTTCATTTCACTCTCCGTCTTTCATAAAATCATTATAGTTTATCGAACCCCAATCCAGATTGTAATGTTCTGGATACTTCTTATCTTTCTCAAATTGTGTCAGTAGCTTATTTAATTCTATAGTTTCGGGGTGTTCCCATGTTCTAAGCTTCTGAAGTATTTTATTATCAGGATCTTTTTCTAATAGCTGACAGGCAGTCCAGTCCATAATCAATTGTCTCAAAGGAGTGTTTATAGCACCTGCCATTAGTTCTCTCTCCATCTAAAAGTATTTTCTGTACAGAAGTTACGTAGAAACTTACAGTTGTTATCACCTCTACACACTCTCTCATGCTTGCTATTCTGCCAACACTCTGAAGTCCATGCACTTACATATTTGTTGACAACTCTATCCCACGTATCATCGATTGTAAATAGTCCTAAGACAGGCAATATCATTGTCAAAAATATAATCCATAAAAAAGCAGGTGCAAAACCCTTATTATGATATGCTTTGTTACTCATTTCAAAAACCTTCAATATAAAATATTAAACTTATCCCAATCGCAAACCAGACAAATGGTGCTTTAGGATTTTCTACTAACCACTTCAATCCTGTATACTTCAGTATAAGAGACTCACTCTGATCTTCTATTGGTATCTTACCATCTAGAGTATACTTCTCTTTACCTCTAGGATTAGGTGGCCCATTTATAAAATTCTGTCCAGGCATTAGCTTGACATATCTTTCAACATTGAGTTCATTTCTTCAATGTTAGCTTCCATTTCGTCCATTCTACTATCTATCGCTAGAGTAGTCATTACACTTAAACAACCTGCAACGATTATCATTCCCCACATTATAATACCAAAATGTTTCATTCGTGTTCTCCTCCATTACCTCTTCCATTATAATTAAATACATGTGGTTTTCTTTTAGCAGTTTCAAATGTAGCTACCGTAATTACAATGGCGGCAATAATACATAAGTGTGCTACTACAGAAAACCCCCATATCCACATACTACCATATGCGAGTGCAAAACTACTTGCCCAAGTCCAAGCAAGAATTTGTAGTATCATATGTCTAGCTTGTAAGCTAGGAATATTTCTGAGTGGATTTACATCAGCGTTCATTAATGCATTCCACATATTATAAATTGCTTCTCTCATTGAGAATACTCCTTCTTCAAATATTACTTTCTTAGGATAATGTGCATCAGCAGAATCACGCCAATCTATAGCATCATACAAGTCATGAAACTTTTGTGTGATCTTGTGATTTTTAAAAAATGCAGTTACCCTATACATTATAGTGCTTTCAGTATCTTCTTGAATTTCTTCTTAGACTTACCTCTGAACTTATGCTTTTTTACTTCAGCTAAGTTTACATCAGAATCACCTACTATGACAACACCAATCATACCCATAGTTGCATGTGGTGTGCAGACATACAGATAAGCACCTTCTTGTTCGAAAGTATAAGAAAATTCTGCACTGAGTTTACTCTTTACTTTTTCGACACCATCAGGTACAGATACAAATTGTACATTGTGTCCTTTCGATGCTGGTAACCATGTAATCGTATCACCTACATCTATTCGTGCTATATCTTCACTGTATAGCATTTTCTGTTTGCCTTTTTTGTTAAGCATATCTATGGACATATCTTCTGCTTTCGCAGATAAAACCATGCCACCCATAAAACATGCTACAATAAGAATTAAATATAAATTTTTCATTCATCTATCTCCATATTTGAGTTGTAATCTTCTTTCCAAGCTGGATCAGATTGTGATGCAGTTGGATCGTCTAAAAAATTATTAAAGCCCATCACTAGTATTAAAAGAATAGCTATCACTGATATCCATTTTAGAAATGTAATAAAGCCTTTATAAGTTCTCTGAGCCTCTTCTAAAGCTTGTTGTTTGATATCATCGCTCAACCTATAAAACTCCATACTATGATGTTCAATAATAAAGTACCACCAAGGGCACCTGCCATAATTAAGAAAAGCGATAAGCCTTCGCTTTTTGTTGGATCAAATTCGTACTTCATTTTCCTATTATCCCATATGTTACACCACGATCTACTTCGTAGTCTTCTAATTTATAACCTTCAAGTATTGCTTCATCGTAAGCTTTCTCGTATATCTCAACCAAGTCTTTACGAGGGTGTTCTTGAACTTGGCCAGTAAACCAAGCAGGGCGCCAAGGTTGAGTTGCCATATGTGTATAGTGCAATTGATAGATTTCATCAGTATCACCATCGTGTGAGTTCCATCTCTTATCTAATGTACCGACTAAATCATTTTGTATGAAAAGATTAATAAATTGATGGTGTGCAGTAGCATCTTCTTTCCATGTTTCTACTGCTGGTACTACACTCTTCCACTTAGCACAATCATAAACAATTACACAAAACTCTTTACCACCAAATCTTTCACCATCTCTTGCAATACATAGTTTACCTTCGGGTATTTCTATATCAATCAATTCAGCCATATCTTTTATATTAATCATATCAACATCTGTATAGATTGCTTTACCTTCAAAGTTACACGCTTCAGGTATACCCCAACGAAAACCGGAGAATGGTGTACTCCAGTTCTGATCGGCCCAACCATGCCAAAAAGATGTCTCATCATTAGTTTGTCGCATCCAAGTTATCTCAACTGGGCGACTACAGTTCTTTCGTATTGAATGCTCATAAGCCATTTCTATTTTTGCATCTTCACCATTAGATGAGGTACCAATAAAAAGTTTCACTGTATCATTTGCCATAGTTTCTACCTTCTCTTATGTGTTCTGGTTTCTTGTACCATTTACCATTTATGTTATCATTATAGTAACTACTATCTTCTAACACATTTTTTAAAAATAACTGTTTAACTTCTTCATAGTTTACATCACCTTTAGTCGTATGTAAAGACAAAATTTGTCTTTTATAGTTATTTTTTTCTTTTATTTTGATTTGTTCTAGTAATTCTTTAGATGAACCATAGTATTTCTTCCAGTCAGATTCTGATCTAACTCGTTTAGATTTACCTTTCGTTTTTCTAAGTTGATGAAAATACTTTCTACCTATGTACTTTTTGTCTGTATCTAATTCTGTGATAAGATACACAAATCCTACATAAGATTTTATGTCTTTTGTTGTGAATGGTATGCCATTAAATGTCCAAGGGTTATCATAATCAATTTCCGTAATCGTCCTCGTCATATTCTAGCTCATCAACCTCTTCTTCTTCTAAATCGTCCAAGTCTATATCTGCCCCACAATAAGGACAATATATTGGTTCATTCTTGCTAGTATTTATACCGACAATTTCATACTCTGCTCCACACTCGGTACACTCAAGTTCGTATGTTATTTCTTCTTTATCTGCCATATCTATACCCCGTAGATAGTGTTATGTGTGTTGTTGACACGTACAAACGTAGTACACTTACTTAGTTGTTTTAAATTACTTGCTCCTACATATGTACACGCTGAACGAACACCACTAAGTATATCTACTACAGTAGGTTTTACTGCACCTCTATACGGCACTGTTACTGTTTTACCCTCTGAACCACGATACTCGTTCTTTATTAGATTACCATGTTTCTCCATTGCAGTTTCTGAAGCCATACCATAGAACTTCATTCCTACTGGAGTTGGATTATCATCTTCGAATATTAAGTCACCAGCACATTCATTATGTCCTGATAGCATACCACCAATCATCACAAAGTCAGCACCAGCGGCAAATGCTTTCACAATATCTCCTGGTGTATTGCAACCACCATCAGCAATTACATGTCCACCAAGTCCGTGAGCGGCATCTGCACATTCAATTACTGCACTCAACTGTGGATAACCCACACCAGTTTTAATTCGTGTAGTACATACTGAGCCAGGGCCTACACCTACTTTTACTACATCTGCACCAGCTAATATAAGTTCTTGTGTCATATCAGCAGTTACAACATTACCGCAAACGATTGTAGCATCTGGTAATTTATCTCTAAGTTTTTTAAGAGCATCTACAACCGCAATAGTATAACCATTTGCAACATCAATACCGATAAAAGACATACGTGTACTATTCCATATCTCAATAACACGATTCATTTCTTCATCTGATATACCAGCTAAACAACCTAAGAACTCTCTTCCTTTATCCATGTACACCACTTTCCACCACTCGTCACTTAGATTGAGTGCTTTTGCTATACATGTTACCATATGAAATTCTGTAAGTGCAGAATGCATTTTGAAAGTACCTACAACGTCCATATTAGCGGCCATGATAGGTACACCAGTCCATTCTCTTTCGCTATGTCTGAACTTATATGTTCTTTCTATATCAACACTTGCTCTTGTTTTCAATGTAGAACGCTTCGGACGAATCAATACGTCCGAATAATCTAACTTAATATCTTCACTAATTAACATTAGATTTCACAACCACCAGCAACACAGGCGAGTTCTTGGGCGCCTTCTGTCATGTCTGTAGTTTCGTATGCTGAAAGTTGTGTCCAATCTATGTTCTTAGGCATTTTATCAAGTTCTCTCTGATACATAACAGAATCACAATCTTGATATGGTGCTTGCTTATATACATGCTCTGAGTATGGTAAAAATGATACACCTGACATCCAATCAAAGTGCTTGTAAACCCATGCACCAACTTCGAACCATTCGTCTTCTTTGACTGAAATAGTTACAGATGGTTTATGCTCACACCAATGCTTTTGATACACAAGCCATAATTCTAATTGCTCAATAGCTGACATGTCTTGTCGCATCACTGCATTTTCTGGTGCTTTCATTGGAAATGAAAATACATACGTGTGATCTGGTTTCATTACATCATCTTCGCATGGAAAACCAGCATCTTTCATATACAGTGCAAGAGGATCTTTCTTATCAGCACGAACTGTACGTATATAGTAGGGATTATGTCGTGCATGTATTCCAGAGGCGGAATCTACTAGCTGAGACACAGTTCCAGATGGTTTTACACAAGTAATAGAAACTGATTGTTGTATACCAATCTTATCGGCCCACTCTGCATTTGTTGCGATTGCTACTTTTCTAAGTTCATCAAGTCTCTTATCTAAACCAGGCTCTTTGCCATTTGTTAGTGTATTATCCATAATACCTGTAAGAGACACACCAAGAAGTCTTTCTTCTTGTGTATTCTTCGCCCAATCTCTTGTAAGATATTTAAAGTTGACAAGTGTTGATTGAAATGTACCAAGTATCGTAGCGAACTTTACTTTATCTTTCAATGTCTTCATATCATCAGTAGCACGTATTACTACTTCAGATAGATTACAAAATTGCTTGCTTCTGAGTATTATTTCTGAGCAGGGATTTGTGCCGAAATCCCAGTCATTGTCTCGTCTACCGTTACGTCCAGCTTGTTCTTTGGCAGATTGACGATTAAAGATTCCTCTTTCACCTGACTTTGAGTCGTAGAGTGACTTCCACTCGTCCATGAAGATTCCGATTTCTGGCTTTTCTGTGTAACATGCTGAGTTGTTTGCAAGTGCCCTTTGTCCATGATCCTCCCACCATTGTCCTGATTTTGCTACTCTCATTCTGTCATCACTTAAATTACTGAGTGAAATAAGTGCAGAACGTCTTACGCCACCAACAACTACAACCTCTGCTATCTTGCATACTAAATCATGACATTCTAGAGATGTGAGTTTTCTGCCTGTGGCATTCTTGAATATATTTATAGAAAACCGAAATAGTTGATCTAGTGGTTCTGGGCCTGATGCTCTACCACCAAAAGTTTTAAGTGGAGCTCCAGCTGGCCTTACTTTACTTAAATCCCATGATGGAATCTGGCCAGAATATAAAAGATGTATTAATTCTTTCATCGACTTTGCCCAACCTAGTTTACTGTCAGGTACTACAATTGTTGTATCTGTTTCATGCAACTCGTCTGCCACGTTTGGTAATTTCATAACATCTTGTCTCTCTACTGAGAAACCTACACCAGTACCGTTCATTAAAATATAAAGTATTTCGTCAAACGCTCTAGGAGAATCAACTGCGACATACGAACAGTTATAACCAGATACGTTTTCTCTCTTGAGTGCTTCACCAGCAGTCATGAGACATCTCATTGAAGGCATTACTTTTTGTGATAGTACAGCTTCTTCTAATCTCTTTCTTGATACATCATCAAGTTTAAAATTATTCTGCTCTTGTAAATGTTCTGTAAAGAAGTCAAAGTATCTACCAACTGTTTCACTCCACGTTTCTCTTCTACCTTTTTCAGGCAACCATCTTGAGTATCTCGACAGATGGATAAATTCTTGATATTCTGTTGGTAAATGATTACTTCGCATGTCTTTCTCCTATTAAGCTTTTCCACGATAGTGGGAATTTTTCTTTTATATTATCACTTATAAATTCAGCAATAATTTGTGTTTCTATTTGTGCAGTTTTATGTAGTCTTAAATTACAAACTCTTGCAAAAGCATAGAGTGTTCCACTCCAAAACCATTCTGTCATCATATTCTGAGGTAACACCATACGAGCCATCTCTGGTGCTACACCTTCATTAAGCAAATTATTATATGTTTGCTTGACATATTCCATAGTGCCAGCAATATCGTATTCTATTCTTTCTTCACCTGAGCCTTGTTTAATATTACCTTGAGGCCGTGTTCTCCAAAAATCTGGTATATAAAACTCAGGTTCGTTATCAACGTATCTTCTACTCACTTCATTCCATACAAGCCCTACTTGATGCTTAACTAATTGTCGAGCAACAAAGATAGGTGCTTTTATTCTAAATTGCAATGAAGCGTGTCCGAATGGACTCCAATGATTATGTTCAGCTAAAAACTTAATTAACTTTTCATCACTTTCGTCAATAGTAATATGTTCTTTATCAAAAGAAACTCTAGCGGCATTTACAACTGATAAGTCATCTCCCATAGTGTCTTCTAGGGAAACTCGCATTTTTGTACCATTCATTCAATATATCCTAAACACCAGTTTTCGGCCGCATCTTCTGCAAACCTTTCGTTATGAATAACTGGTTCAGATATCATAGGTACAGATTTTACCAGTTTATTATCTTCAAACATTCTCACAAGATACATTTTAAATTCTTTATTGTATACAACGTGAGCATGACGTTTCTGATCGTCACTCCAAAACTTATGTACTTCATCTTCAACATCTATCATATTTTACTCCATTCAACTAATTTCATTTTAGCATTTAAATCTTGAAACGTGTTAACATTTATAATATTCAAGATTTCCACTTTTGTCATTCCAGATAGTATCATATCATTAATATCTTTATATTGTAAAAAGTTTGGCCAGACACATACTGAAAACCCTTCATCAATATTTCTAGATAACTTCTTATATATCATACTAGATTTAGGTTCATTATCATATACAATAACAATATCTTGTTTTTTCTTACTGTTTATATATGCACCTCCATCAGCACCAATCATAGCTATACTATTATCGATAAACATCGAGTCTATAGGGCCTTCTAGTGCATATACTCTTTTAGTCCAGTCAACCTCATCTAATCCAAATATTTTAGGTTTATCTTCTTCTATCATTATTGTAATGTATCGTATAGAGTTTTTACTAAAAGAACGGCCTTGAAGCCCAATAAGATTTTCATATTCATCAAAGAATGGTATCACTAATCTAGGTTCATCTTTATCTTCTGATAGCTTTCTAGGTATAATACTATTGACAAACTTTGCAAAGTATGGTGCATAATATAATTTACGATGATATTCATTAGGTATCTTTCGCTTCTGTACATATTCTTTTGCAGGGTGATTATATTTTAGCTGAGATATCTTTTTTAAAGCTTTAAGTGGTGTTTTAAAATGATATTCTCTTTTTGAAAATGTTATCTCTTTAGGCTCTTCTTTAATAACTCTATCTTTATTTACAAAAGCTTCCATACGATATTCTTTAAATAAAGACACATCAACATGTTTGATAAGATTGCCAATACTAGATGTTATACCACAATTGTGACACTTGAAAGAGTACTTATTCTCTCTTGCATATACATAACCTCTAGCTTTCATTCTGTTAGTTTGACTATCACCACAGAACGGACAACGAAAGTTGAATAAGTTATTTGTTTTTCTTTTGAAAAGGGAAAGTCTACCAGATAGTATATTGATATACTTCAAATCTACATAAGTCATACAGACTATAGTATACTAACTGAGTATCTTTGTCAAGTTCATTCCTAAAGAAATTAAGAATCCTAATACAATAGCACCTCCGATGATGCTCCACTTCCATTTCTCTAGAGATGTAACTCTTTGTTCCATCTTATGATTAACTTCTTGCTGTTCTTGACGCATTGATTTCATCTCTGACATCAATTCATCTTTCATATCTGATATACGTTTATGCAATAGATCGGACTCCATCTTGTTTTCCTTACGGAGATCGTTAATGTATTCGAACAAGTCTACTTTATCAGACATCGTTAATTACTCTTCTATTTAGTTTTCTTTTCTAGCTTTGATATACGCTTCTCTATCTCACTGATTTTGCGGCGTATCATAGGATACTTATACTTCCATGCATCTTCAGGTTGCTCTAAAAACGTAAGTCCCCATCTTTTCACTAAAAAATCTATAATTAAATCTACTTTTGCGTAAAACCACAAGCCTATGCGTGTAGTACTCATGTATGCTATGAATATTGCACCAAGGCCGGAACCAGCAAGTGCGGTATAAATCCATAGTCTGTCGCTAAACATTCTTTCTATCATTTCCCACATTTGCTCTTTTCCTTATCTTTTCTCTTGATTCAAACCATAGTGCCTGTAGTTTGTCAGCATAACCACCTGCTATGTCATGATCGTATATACCATCAAACATTTGAAACTTAGTTAGTGCTTTCCATCTACCTCTGAATGAGTCTTTTAATTTTTGCCAAAATGATAGTCTTCTAATTCTACCATAATAGTTTATGTATCTTACTATACCATGATGTCTGTAACCCATCAACCACAACGGGACTGCTGTTACGATATCGTTATTGTTTACAAATCTATAGTGTTCTACATCACAACCATCTCTCCAATCTTTACCACCAACTCTAGGTGATCCGTATGTGTACAGTGTGGGTTCTAACTCTTCTAATCTACTTGCACATAGAGTTGCCATTGCACCACCTAAACTGTGTCCACATATCCATATTCTTTGCTTCTTGTTTTTAAGTATTGCTGATATATCACTCCATAGTTTTCTGAGTTCTATCTTGAAACCCATATGCACTCTGCCTTCTGTCTTTGACTTTCTCTTGATAGCAAGTAAGTCTGCTTTGACATCTGAGAACTCTGTAGGCTCTGTACCTCTAAATGCTATGACTAAGTGTTCATCGTTATTAAATATATGACACTGGGCACCATCATTCTCTAAGAACTTGTAAGTAGTAAAACCTATCTTCTTTAGTTCTTTCTTTGCTTTTGTACCATCGTGATATGAGAGTGCAGAAACTTCTGCAAAGAAATAAGCACACCATGACGGGTTATCCCAGTCTAATAGTAAGGGTGCATCTATAAAAGACGCTGGATTACTGAAGTACTTCCTCATCTATCTTATCCTCTTCATGGGTTACTGCTTCTTCATAGTATACAATTATCTCATTCTGTTTTAGTAGGTATTCTCTTATCTTTGCCATGTTAAGTGCTAACTTCTCATAGTCACGTACAGATATAACATAGAATACTAAATCACCATTTTGACTTTCATAGTCTAATAGAAATTGATCAACATTGTCTTTATTAACAATGAACCATTTTACGTCTGTTAATTTTAGTGATTTGGGTTTCTCAGCAACTGTTATTTGCGGACGAACAATCTCTGTAACAGTGACAACTTCTTTTTCTGGTGTATTGAATACTGAGCAATTACTTAGCAGTAATAGACTCAAAATCAGTAAATAGCTTTTTAGTTTCATCATTTATTATCTTTTCCATATCTTTCGGACGTTGTAGACTTAACTTAGTTAAATCATGTTTCTGTAACTTAGCTATCAAATCATCTTTATAGCCTTCTGCATCTTGTAATCTACTATTTAGATTTTGTATCTGAACTGCTTGTTTCTGAGCGTCCTCTATCAAAGTTGCTTTTACTTTTTCTAGAGAACGCACAGATGTTTCAAGTCTTGCATTATTTTCTTGTAATATTTTTAATCGTGACTGTGTATCTTGATAATAGGCATAAGCACCCCAACCGACTAACACAAACAAACCTATTATCGCTAGATACCTCATTTACTTAATCATATGCTTGATCTTTGATTATCGTATATATTCCCCATAGTATTCCCGCTACGGCGGCGTATGTAACGATTGATTGTACTAGAAGTGCTATCAGACAAACTCCTATGAGAATTAATCCGTCCCAAGAAGTCCTTTGCATTACTCTGTCTTTGCACCAGTGATACATTCTCCTTATCATGTATGATTACCTCCTTTAATCGTTTCTTCTTTGTCGCTTCTTTTGTTTTATTAGTAGCTTCACTTAAACCTCTATTTAATAGAGCATACATCTTGTCAGCTAGTAAAATGCCGGCATCATAATCCATCATGTAATGAAAGCCAGCTTTCACTCTACCTAACGCACCTTCATCAGCCGCTTTCAAAATACCCTCTCTGTGTTGTGGATATTTTTCGCTTAAATATCTTCCAATGAATCTAGATTGACATGCATGGCCACTAGGATATGCTCTTGTTTTATTAGTTTTACTAGGTAAAGTTATAATAGAACTATCAACCTCATGTGGCCTAGAAACATTATAATGTTTCTTATAATACGTTATAGTTTCGTCTATATCTTTTAGAATTTGTTTTACTTCTTCTGCAGGATATATTAAATCGTTTTCTCTACAGTATTGCTTTATTGCAAAGCCGGGATCACTATCATGATTCTTAACTGATAGTTCATCTTCTTTTGTTCTTCTAGAGATTATTGATTTGAGTCTTTTCAGTTCATATGTCAAATCTTTATTTGGTGGTGGCAGAGTAACTCTGTCATACAGTTTCTTAGGTACATACCTTTCAACTGTAAGTTTTTTATTCGGTGTCTTGAAGTCTTTCTTTCTCATGATAGTCTTTGCTATCAATTCTAACATACCATTTCTATCTAACTTTAAAACGAATGGCATATTCAGATTAGTTTGCATATCATTAATAACTGCTTGAGCATCTGGCCCAAGTCTAGCTATAGTTTTTCCATGCTTCTGATATGTTTTATTAAATAATCTTACAAGCTCTGCTGGTGATATTTGTTTTCTGTTTCTTTCATCATTTACTCTATCTATAAAGTGTCGAGTAAATTCAACATCTATACCAACTTTAGCAAATATTCTGTCAGCATACTTTTCAATTTGCTTTAAATCAGAACTTGTAACAAATCTCTCTAAGAGATACATTAGATTATTCCCATAACCTTACGCATTTCATCTCGTTTTTTTGTTTCTAATCTTTTAGCTCTTCTTTCAAGATATGCTTTGAGAAACTTTTTAATTTCTTTTTTACGAGCGTCATGCTTTACTACAACAGTATCACTATCATCTCCAGTGCCAGCAACTGCGGGCCCAGAAGAGTTTGCTGGTGCATCTTCTTTTCTAAAGTTTTTAAAAGTTTTAATATCATTCTCTTCTAGATATTTCATATTTTTCTCCAACTCTTCTAATATTTCTCTTTCAGTATAATGTTCTTTAGGATTCTTATGCTCTCTAATTAAGAATAGAGCGGCTCCATATGAAGCAATTTTACTTCTGCCGCCTGGTAGTCTTTCTATAATCTTTTTAAGATTAAACACTAATCTTTCAAACGTACTAAAAGAATCTAATTCTTCTTTTGTTTTTGGATCTTTCAACTTTGCACCACGCTCATCAATAATACCTAACTCATATGCTCTAGTTTTATTAAATGGTGTTACTAATCTTTTCAAAAAAGAATAGGTAAATATTATATCTGATATTTTACTGGCCATCTATAATTCTCAACTTATTTACTATTTCTTGATCCAATGATATTTCACTATCTATTATCTGTTTACCATTTATTAAACCAATATCAGTTCTCCAATAATTCAGAAATAATAAAAATGGTTTCAAATACTTCAATTGATTATGTAATTTAAAAGCTAATATACGTGTCATAGCTCTACCATCAAAGACATTATATAATACTAAGAGGTGATTTAAAACTAATCGTTCTTTTAACTCACCATTTTGTTCATACTTTTTAAATAATCTTTTCAAATATCTTATTCGTTTTAAATCATCATGAAACTCTAACAAGTCTGTGCAGTGGGGATTTTCATAATATTTGGCGGCGAATAACATAAAGTTCTCTTCAGTCAAATTTTCATACACTATTTTTACTCAATAATTAAAATGTTGATAATGCAACCCTTTTCAAAGTCGTACTATTTATCGCTATATACAAGAAGTTATCATCATAGAATATAGTACCAACAGCAATGCTATCAGTAGCTGGATTACTATTAGTAGGTGTTCCTGCTTTCGTCAGTTTCAACCCTTTCGAATCTTGGAGACTTATTAGATCTACTTGAGTTGTACCTGTATGTGTACCATTAGATAACAAAGCAAACTTTGCATCAGCCGCCGTAGTAGCAATCTTAGTATCAATTAATGCTCTACCAGCAGTATTCGCTAGAGGTGTCTCTTGTAACATAGCAACATTAATTGTACCAGCAGTTATGGTATTGTTAGCATGTATCTTACCATTGTTACCAATAATTGTAGCTCCAGCATCAGTTTGTACTTTTTCATGCACTGTGAGTCTACCTGATATACTAGTATTGGCACTGATAGTTGCTGTAGCACTTGTTATTGATGTATTAGAACGAAAAGTTGCGATATTAGTAACTGTCACAGGACTGGCTACGTTTGCAAATACACTTCCAAACGTAGCACTTCTACTCGTGGGAGTACCAGCCGCATCTTTCACAACAAGCAACAAATCACCAGTTGCATGATTAGTGGCCGCTGTAAGTTCTGTTATCTTCTTATCAGCCATAATATTTCCTTATATTATAAGTTATGCAAGTACTGTATGTGTTATCGCTGTTAGTCCAGAAAGCAGTAGTGATGAGTTTGTAGCACCATCAGCAGTATCTTTAATTGTACCACTGTTCAATGCTATGTTTGTACCACCAACAGTTAGAACATCATTTACAGATAAGCTTTTGCTTGTTGCTTTAAATACCAATCTGTTAGCACTTGATAACGCTGAGTCGTATGATAATGTATAATCACCTTGTCCAGCACTTGACTGGTTACCATTATCTACTACGAGTTGTGGTGTACCAGTAACTGTTACAGCTTCGTCATATGTAATTCTAACTTTCATTTCAGCACCACCATTGTTTGCAGTAAAGTCTGTAGCGGCAGTTGTACCTATGATATATTCCATTTTAGTAACTGTTGCACTTCGTAGCCCAGTTGTACCACTTGTTCCAGCTAAGTTTCTGATTGCCACTAATACTTCTGGATTTGCATCTGTGTTTCCGTTACCTGTTGCTTTTGAGCCTGCTCTCATTACCCAACCGTTTTTGCTGGCAAATGAATCTGCTCTTGTGTAATCTGAATTTTCGTCTTCAGGCAAGAACTTTGGCTTGTTCGTTGCACTTGCATGATCTGTTCCCCATGAACCCATTTTAGTCTCCTTTGTACTTCGAATTAAATTCTTTTATAGTTTGTATAGTATTTATATGTCGAATTGCTTTACCTCCAGCGTTGATAAACTCTTTACAGTTCTTATCATGATCGTCTATAAGTAAAGCATCATCATTAGCATAATCTTTCTTTTGCTCTCTTCTTACCAAATGTATCTTATTTGGTTTTGGTTTTAGATTTCTTGCAATCCAAACTCTTTTACCTCGTTTACAATTACTATCCCATTCTGCAAAAGCTGATAATATTCTTACATCAGCACCACCTTTTGTAATGTGTTGCCATAGCTTTTTACCATCAGGCATCCATTCTAATGTGTCCCAGAAATCTTTCTTTTGATGAATGAGAGCTTTCTTTTCATCTTTCGAAAGTTTTCCAGTCTTATCTGGAAAGGGCTCTCCTGTAACATCTAAAGCACCCTTTAGAAAATTACATAGAACCATGTCCATGTCACAATAGATTATCATTACTTACCTTTCATTACCATCTTTGTAGCAGTTGCATACATAACATCTTTTGCTTTATCACCATATTTGTCTTCAAACTCAGGCATTCTCTTTTTGAGAGACATTACGATTTCTTCTCTCTTCTTTATTTGATCATCTGTCATTTTAGCTTCGTTCAATGACTTCTGCACATCTTTTAATGTCTTACCTGAACCACCTAAATGTTGTACTGCATACTTTATAAGCTTATCATCGGGCCCACTTAACGTAGCAGAAGCACCACCAAAAGGACTTGATGCTCCCATCTTTACTTTTATTCCAGCTTTTTCTGCATGTTTCTTACCATCAAAATCTGATACTTTTAACATACCTTCTTCTATATCAACCTCTTCAGACATTTTTGGATTAGTATCAACTGGTTCTTTTTTACCATTTTTCTTTTCATCTTTAGACATAGCTTTACCAATAGCTTTTCTTTTCTTATGAAGAAATTTGTCAGAAGAATCCACATCACCATCATTGTCTATATCTTTATCTTTTCTATCTTTAAATTTTTTCTTAGCGGCCTTAGGATCAGCTTTATCTAATCCATCACCATCGTCAGATTTATCATTAGATGCATCTTCATCTTTTACATTGTAAGTTTTACCAGCAAAGACAAATTCTTTTTTACCAGCTTCTTTTGCGGCCAAGACTGCTTGTCCGAAAGCGTTTCCTTCATCTTTTTCTTTTTCGGGTTTTTCACCCTTCTCTTTTTTTGCTATTGCGATTGCGGCTTGTTGTGCAGGACTTACTGCTTCTGGTTTCTCGCCACTAATTATTTTTGATACAGCATCAACTAAGCTTTTTGATAAGCCAAATCGTTTATCTTCTTGCATTTTTTCCTCTTCTATGTATAGATTAAATTCAACACCTTCGCCAACAATGTCAGGAATCATTCTAACTGCCGTACCCATTTCTGGGCCAGCTTTCTTTTTAAGTATTTTTTCTGCGGACTTCTCATCTCTTTTAGAGACATAGACTTTACCATTTTTCCAATGATGATCGATACCTTTCTTGTTTAGTATCTTTGATACCTTGGCTTCATAACCCTCGTCTAAGTGATCAAACTCACCTATTTGTCCTTCTTGAAATAGATCTTCTAGTGTTTTATCTAAGCTTTCTTTTTTCACATCATCTTCTATTTCTTTTTCTAAAGTCTTAGCTTGGCCAGCATGAGCATCACTCGCACCTTTAAGTTTCTTTATTATTTTTTTGACAGCAGGCACGTCTTTATCATCTAGTGCTTCTTGTACTTCTTGTGATTCTCCACATGTGCATGGCGAGCCATCACCACAAATATCACACTCTTTTTGTTCAGCGATAATTTGTGGTGTTATTATTTTTCGTATTTCTGATTCAAGGCTCATGATGCCGCTCCTACTAATTTCTTAATGTTACTTTTTGACAATTTCTGTTCTATATGTCCAACAAGCACTTTTCTCATATCTACTGCACGTTGTCTATCTGTAAAAGAATATTCTCTTACATCATCATTATCTATTCGCACTGAAAATATATAAAATGCTCCTTGCTTAATTACAGGTGATGCAGAACCTTCAGCAATTCTTTGAAGACTAACTCTAACGCCTGTGGATATTTCTACTATGCTACTCATCTGTTATCTCCTAGTTATCTACTTTTGATCCGCCTCGCCACTGATAACAACTCCAGTATCGTGCTTTATATTTTGGGCCAGGATTATCACAATTATGTCTTGCACGAAATGATTTTCTACGTCCTGGATCATCTCTTTTAATTTCCATATTTGGATCACCAAACCCAACTTTTATTATATTACCCTTTTCATTCTTCACATACACATGAAACTTTTTCTTACCATCACTAGAACGAATAGGATCATTTAAGGTAACTTTTTTACCTTGATACTCTGCTTCCTCCAGAACGTGATCAAACAAATCTATAGGACAACCATCTTCATCTATTTCGACTTCTTCATTCACTGTAGAAGCCATCAAAGACTTGGGTAACTTACCTTTGTTTATTAGTCTATTTATATAATCTTGAATCGGCTTCACTCTATCGAAACCTCTTTCTCTTGCGATATCAGCTAATATTGAACCATTTGTTCCCTTATGTGGTTCTTTGGCTCTTTTTATATAAGCTTTCATTATATCTGCATACCCTTTCGGGTGAGTTAACCTATGAATTGTAGTCTTAATGAGTTCTGGAACATTAATTCCAGTCATCTCATCTACTCCCTCTTTAACGGAATCAAATCCGTCTTTGTTTCTAATTTCTTTAAATTTCTTTTTAAGCTTACCACTAAAATCATCATCAGGATTATAAGCTTGTTTTAATTCTCCTGGCGTATCTTTTTTATATTGTGCTAAAAGTTTACTTGTACCTTGTTCTCCTGCACCACCAGTTTCATATATACTCTCTTTCTTTGATTTAGAACCTCTAACTTTTGCGGCCAGATCTTTGTCAGCTTTACCCCATGTACCACTACTCTTAGTAATAAATGAATTTACTCTAGCAAAAGCCCATTGTTGTTGTGATGCACCGGGACGATGTCCAGTTCTCCAAGCGGCCATACCTCTATTATATACTTGTCTTAGTATACCTAAAGGCATTCCAGATTTCTCTGCTTTTTTCTTCAATGCGCCTGTAGCATCTTCTGTCATATTAGCAGAATGATCTATGGCTTCACCTCTTGCTCTTTCAAAATCTCCTGACTTTGGGGCACCCTTACTTCCGGGTTTTCGCATAGGACGGCCTTCTTTTCTTTTTTTATGAATGTTGTGCCAAAGTCCTTTACCCTTTTCATCTAAATTATCTTCTGATTTAAGTTTTCCTGGTTTCTCTCCTCTAAGTTTTTTGATTGCTATACTCTTAGCAGTTTTTATACCAGCTTTTCTTTTTCGCATAGTATCTAAATCTTTTTCGATACCTGGTTCTTTTCTAAGACTTCTAGCGAAAGCTGAGTTGCCTGCTCTATCATGTGATTGTTTAGCTTTATCATAATACCTATTAATTTTCTTAGTTGATATTTCATCAATATCTACATCTTCTTTTCTATTTGTTATTTTGGTATCGGCAGTTCTTGCTCTATCTCTCAATCTATCAAACTTTTTAGCATCAGCTTCTTTTTCTCTTTCTATTGAGGTATTAACAGATTTTAAATTAGGCCCTTCACCAAGATTATGTGCTGGTAATTGTCCAATTAATCTATCACCTCTTGTTGTTGACATAGGTTTTCTAAGCTTGACAACTTTACCTTGTTTCTTCAATAAATTACCTGTAGGCTTTGCACTATCATTAGCAGATCTTTCACTACTATGCATACTCATAACTTTACCATCTGTATCTAAAACCATGTGTGTATGTTTAAGTGCTTCACCAAACATATCACGATATCTCTTAGTGTGCTTACTTAGTTTTGTTTTAGCTTTTGAATCTCCTGGATGACTATCTGGATATGCTGAAGGATCATCATGGTGTTTATCTGCACCTTTTTTAAATGCCCTATCTCTATCGTCTTTTGTGCTTTTCTTTACACCCTTAAAGTATGATTTTGGTTGTGTTCCATCTCTATCTTTAATATCTTTATCTTGAGCAACTTCATATTTTACAATCTGGCTTTGCCTTCCAACTTTTGAAGGTGTTTTCTTTTTACTTGAAAAATCAGAAAATGGTAAAGTAACTTTTTTCTTTGCAGTTCTATCTGCATGAGAAAGGGCTCTTTGTTGTTGTTTTGACAATTTTCTCATATCTTCATCAAGTTCAACTTCTTCTTTATACATATTCAACTCAAATGGTTTTGAACCACCTTTATTGTATACTTGAATTTGTAAGTTACCACCTCTACCTTTGAGTCTATACGTATTAGTTTTACCTGTTCCTGGCTTCTTAGGGCCAGTTGCTACTTTACTGTCTATTTCACTATCTGGTATTTGAATACCAAATTTCTTTTTTGCATAGTCGTATGCATGTTGCATAGCATCAGAAAATGTTGAATGGTATAAATCATACTTCTCTTCTATTGCTTCTTTTACTTTCTTACTCTTAGCAAACGCTTTTCTTATTGTTTTTAAATCTTTGAGATGTGGTGGTAACTTAGTATCTTTATCTTTCTTTGCAGGTTTAAAACCTTTACCAGTCATTTTACCAACAGGCACCATAGCTTCTTTAACATTCATTCCTATTTCTTTTCTTAATGCATCTATCTCTTTTTTAATTTCTTTTTGTTTAGGTGAACTAGGAAAGGCTTTCAATGCTTTATTCTGAAGTTTAAGAAGTTGTGTTCTTTGTGCTGGTGTTCCTTTACCACCAAAAAACTTATCGCTATCATATGCACCTTCTGGTATATACTCAGCATTTTCTGCCCCTTTTCTGGCCATTGCTACTCTAGACATTGCATCTTTTCTTACTTTAGGTAGTAGTCTTTGAGCCATCTTAGCTATCACTGATTTCTTCTTCTGTACTTTCTTATCGATATTCATTTTATCTGATGGAGATAAACTAGCATAATTTGCTCCTTTTTGTCCGCCTAACTTTTTTCGCATAGCCGCAATAGCCGCTTTCTTTGCCATCTGAGCGAGTTTACCAGCACTTTTCATTTTTTTAGATGCAATCTTTCTTGCTCTTGCTAGTTTCTTACCAATTCTTTTCATTACTCTAGATTTTGCAAGTCTTTGTGTGACATTTAACACTTCGTTAATCTCATAGAGTTTACCCAACTCTACTAAAGCTTGATAATCTTTTTCATCAAACTCGGCTTCTTCAAGTGCTTCTTCCACGATTAAATCATCTTCTTCTGTCCATTCGTTCATGATTGCCTCTTTTAAATTCTTACGTACTAAGTTATAGATTTTTGTTCTGTCTGCATCCGATAACTTGGATGCAAGTCCTGATTTAAATGTTTTTTCATCACCACTTAAAGCAACACCACGTAACTTAGAACCAGACATACCTTCAACGCCTTGAGCGTCCGGATCTCTGTCACCAGATGATACTGTTTTTATGCTATTAAAATTGTAGTCTTTACCATTGTACTTTTGTAGTACTCTATCGAACTCGCCTATACGATCAGATCCAACAACCATGATGATGTCTGTGAATCCTTCTTTTTCGATTTCTGGTAATATCTGAAAGATCTGCTTCGATTGGGATCTTTGGACGATGCCGAAGGCCTTCTTTGCAAAGCGGAATTTGTCGTTGTATGAGAGGGGATCTTTCTTGGGATTTTGTGTATGAGAGAGGTAGATCCTGGGATTCGCATTTTCTTTTCTCGCTACTTCTTTTATCTTATTCGCTAGTTTTTCATGCCCAATTGTAGGAGGGTTCATTCTACCAAATGTGAATACTAATTTTTTCATAGTGTGTTTTCCTTAGACTTAACACTGTTAATTCTGTAGTATTTATACTTTTTCAGAAGTCAATTTTCTCCAAGCTTCTTCGAAACCTTCTTCTCTATAACCAGTATCTCCATTACTCCATAGTCTTTTAAAGTAACTATCAAAACAAGAAAAAATAACTTCTTCAGAACAATTAAAATGTCCTTTTACCATCCAAAATATTCTATACTTTTCTTTTCTATCAGGATAATCTGACATTACACATATCCTTCACAAAATTTTCAAACTCTATTATATCTAGTTGCACATCAGCATCACTAGGTGCATCAAACGGATCATTATGAACTTCAGCAAACACTATATCTGCACCTGCGATTAATCCACATTTCATCATCATGTTTGCATATTGACTATCACCGCCACTAGTTTTACCATCACGTCCTGGATACTGACAACTATGAGTAGCATCAATACAGACTTTATCATTATTTGCTTTCATAATAGGTATTGAGCGAAAGTCAACAACTAAGTCATTGTAACCAAATGTAGTTCCTCTCTCAGTTAATATTATTCTTTCGCAACCAAAGCTTTCTAGTTTTGTTGACACGTTTAACATATCAACTGGTGATAGAAACTGTCCTTTCTTCACATTGACTGGACGGCCACTATCAGCGGCCGCTTTCAGTAAATCAGTTTGTCTACACAAGAATGCTGGTATCTGTATGACATTGACATTGTCCATATTTTTTACTTGCCATGTTTCATGTACATCAGAACATATTTCTATACCAAACTCTTTTTTTATTTTAGCAAAATCTTCTAGTGCATTTTCCGCACCTCTAAAGCTATCAGCACTTGTTCTATTCGCTTTATCAAAACTAGTCTTGTATAAAAGATTTACTTTATTATCTACACATATAGGTAACATTTTATCTAGCATAAAACATGCATGATCATATCCCTCATAAGCACAAGGGCCAGCAATCAAGTGTCCATTCCACTTATCGTTACCTATTCTGCCATACCATCTACTCATCACTTTTTATTTTTCCTACTGTTTCTCTTATTATATCATTGTGATCAAATGTGGCCCAATATAATTCAAATGCTACACCACTTTCGATACACTCAAATTGATGATATAATCCTGGTTTTACTTTTGTGTAGTCTCCAGGTTTTAGTATTGTTTCATCGATTAAATCATAGTCTTTCTGCCACACTGATACCTTCATGATACCAGACTCAACGAAGAAACCATTCCATTTATATTCATGTAAGTGCTTAGAGCAAATACCACCTTTTTTCATTTCTATTCTATGAAACTCTAAAGCACAATTAGCTTCAACTAATTCAGTTGTTCCCCATATCTTTCCTGCTTTCATCATTTATCCTTTCAATACAGATATAATTAATATTAGGAGTATACATCATTCTACCCTTTGATGCAAGTTCACATTGCCGTTTCCAATTAAATTCTTTTACTTGAATTGTTTTATCAGCTACAACCGTAGCTAGTATGAATACTATTTCTGCCATCCTTTTTTAATCTTATCAGAGAAATTGGCCTTACTAAATTCCATTCTATCTACTAGCTTTACTGCATTTTTACCAAGTTTATCTATAGCAACATAGCCTTCTTGTCCAGTTACTTTGAAACCATCTTCTGTTGATAAAAATGTTTTAAGTTGTGCGGTTTTATTCATTTGCTTAATTAACATTAACTTAGCATCCACGAAATGATTCATTAATGTTAGTATATTTGATAACTGACTTTTATTTGTCTTAGAAAAAAATCTCATTACATCTTGTTTTCTAAGGTTAACGGCATCTTTACCCTTTTCAGATTTTCTTTTATCTGTTTCGCCTTTAAAGAAATTATGAAAATAATCAATCATTTCATCTACAGTTTTTCTAACATTAGTAATCTTTTTACCAGCACGAACTTTTGTATTTAAAAATGTTTTCATTCTCATTAGTAGTTCATCATTTTCAGATATACCATTTAAAGTAGAAGGATTTAGTTTTTGAAATACTTTACCAGCATCAGATAATATTTTAGTAACTTGATCAGTTTCTTTTTTAGTCATCGTTGCAGAACCAGATGTATCTTGATAAAGTGCATCAACACTCCATACACCTTGAGCCTTTACATCATCAGCAATCTTGACACCAAACTCGGCATTCATATTTTCGAAATTTTTACCTTTGTATCGTGTATGCCACACTATACCAATTTGAGAAGACATAACTTCATTCACTAATGGTGAACTATAAGGAATTGCATATACAATTGTATTTGGGTGAAACGTCAAATATTTACCATCTTCAAATCTTCTAGAAGATATATCTGCTTTAGAGAATAAAAAATCACCTTGAATGACATCTTTGATATTAGCATTTTGAAGTAAAGTGAAAGCAGTAGCTAACTTGTTTGCTAAATCACCAGAAGTGTCGGCATGAACTTCTTCTATAGATTTATATACTTTTGGATTTTTATTAAAGATACCTTTTTTAGCAACAAAAAATTTACTATCAGATGGATCAGTACCACAAAATATAGCAGGAGCTCCATCCCATTTAACAGATATATTTACACTTGATGTAGAACTACCTGCAAGCATATCTCTTATTGCTCTTAAAAAATTCAATGACTCTCTTGCACCATTTACACCACCATTGAGTATATTATCTTCAATATGCTCCATGTGTGTATTCTTAGCTTCTGCTAAAAATGAAGTAAAACCTTTCATAACTAAACCTTTCGTTTATTAGACTACTATTTATAATGACTTCTTCTGGCCAATTTTAACGTACTCTTCAGCAACTTTTCTTACTTCATCATAACTTCTTCTTGTTAAGAAAGCAGTTCTTAAAGGTTTACCATACTTATCATCTAGTATTTCTGCATGATACATACTAGGTACTGCTGGCACTTCTTTACCACCCAGTTGTTTTGATAGTTGATATCTACCAGCATATATTTTATATTCTCTCATTATCGCCTCATGTTTGCTTGATCAATAGCATCATTGCTATCTTTTCTAATTGGTACTGCATTAGATTTATGTAGTGTTCCTATACCAAGCAACTCATCGCCAGTATAAGTACCATACTTTTTTGCCAAACCATTACCGATTTTATTTGTTGTTGATGCAGTTTTCTTAACAGATAAATCTGGAAAATCATATCTAAATTTCTTTTTTGGTTTGGTATAACCTGTCTTTACTAACAAGTCATTTAATAATTTCTTTTCACGTTCTATTGCTTTTTTATTTCTTACAATCATATTATACCTATAAAAAAGGGAGGGATATTGATCAATGTCAGCGTCCCTCCCATAACCGAGCTAGTGAGAAAGTGAGAGAGAGGTTGCTCGGTTTACCTAACTCATATGTACTTATTACTTCAAATATAAAGGGCCCGTCCATCTTATATGATAACCACCATCGAGAACATTTCCTCGAGCGGCATTTCTAGCAGGTGCATTATACCCTGCGGCCATCAAGATGTCGCCTTTCTTGAACTTTTTATCAGTGTCAGTAGCGACAACGAAACCCCAACATTGGTGACGATTTAATATTTTGGCATACTTAGAGCCTTTCTTAACAACGAAACCATCATTAAACTCAGTAATCATTCTCTTGTTAACGTCTGACAATTCTTTGGCACCACCTCGGGTAGTCCAATCAACATAATCGCTTTTAGCGATATCAAGCATAGACTCAATACCTTTGTCTAAATCTAAAGCTTTATTTTCTACTGCTAATGTCATAATTTCTCTCTCTCTTTTTATTGACTATGCTATTAATATAGCATATGATTCGCTTTTTGTCAACCATTAAAATAAAAATAATTAATAAAACTACAAGATATTCTTCAAGCATATTTTTATTTACAATTACAAATTCACCTAGAGGTGTTGCAACTACAATACATGCAACAAAAAAAGATACATATGCTATGGCGATATATCTCACTTTTACCAGTCTCCATATATGCAAAATCTAACAGTGATAAAAAGTGCAATAAACATAATAACTAATAAAATTGTATCTAACATTACTTTTGCTCGTTTCGTATCACAGTTACAGCGGCCCCACCAACTGCACCAGCTTCACAATTCTTAAAGAACAATTCACCAGCTAAACACCCAAGAACTGAGTTTCCTACCAACTCTTCACCATTTTTTGTCAAGTATGTAGTTTGACAACCTGAGATGAACAGTACACCTAAAATTAATAATACTTTTTTCATTTAACACTCCATTGGTTTGGTTTACCAGAAACTTGTGATAGTGATAAATCACCATGTGTTTCTTGCAAGACTTTTAATTCTTTTAGTACGGCTCTTCTGATGATATCAGATTTAGATAACATCTCCATATCAGCATACTTATCTAGTTTAGCATTCAAAGATTTAGGAACTCTAAAAGCTACGATTTGATTTTCTATCTTACTTGGTTTCATTTTCTTATCAACTTTCCAATCAGTTCCCAATCGTAAGTTTTTGATAATTCATTTGCCTCTAAAGAAGGCATACCATCTTTAATCAACTTCTTTTTCTTTTTACGATCTAACTCAAAAGACATTTCGAAACCTGTTGCTTCTTCAAGATACCCAATCGCATCGTGAATGTCTTCAAATTCTTTAACACCAATATTGTTATTTAGATGTGGTTTTGCTATAAACATATTATTCTCCTCAGCCTCTGTAAAAAACATCTGGCGCTTTTATGTCCCAATCAATTACTTCTTTGTCCTGCAATTGGGCGTTAAGTTCAAACTGCAAAGTTTTTGCTAAGTCAACATTTTTCTTTATTATCTCTTTAGCAAATTCTTTCATGCCATCTTCGTTTTCAAAAAAACGATATGCCTCATAATCTATCATATTAACCTCTCTATATGTAGTTGCTCCAAAAGTCATTCCAATAATCTTCTACTTGGCCGAAGACATCATCTTCATCTAAGTGAGGAACTTCTTTCTTCCATAGTTTCATTGCTTCAGTAGTTGCTTCAACAATTGTATCAGACTCTTTGATAATATCTACGACACTATCCCAGAAATTTTCTTCACAATTTAAAATGTAACTTGACATTCCCATTTTTTTAACCTCTCTTTCGAATCACTTACTCTATTATAATAGCAGGAATACAAAATTTGTCAACCCCCTAAAAACTTTTTTCTTACCATCTGAACAGTGTCTTTCACTATTGTTGGGTATACACCCAAATAAGTACCAGCCTCTAAACTATCTTTGCTTATTAGCTTCTTATGATGGTGATTTATTTTATCATAACTTTCTAATAGCATTTTTGCTACAACGTCAAAAGTAGCGTCCGTTGCTATTGGTTTATCTTCCTGATAGTAAGCATAAGACATCATTAGATATAATGGCACTGTCATGTTAACATCTTCTGTTATCTTAGCTTTTATCATGGTGTCTAACATTATGCACCTACCTTTGTGTAAGGCTTACTCCATTTACCGATGTTAATATCGATGTAGTAAGCAGTGTGAAAGTAATCTGTCATGGCATCAGACTTATCGAACCATTTAGTTCCTTTCATTGCTTTGTGCAACTCTTTAAGAAACTTCTTGACAGTTCCTGTATAGAAGTTGTCAAGATGATAAGTATTGACTTGAATGTGGCCGTCATCGCCCTTTCGAAAATATTCTGTAAAATCTAGAATACCTTCAGTTACTGTCACAACAAGTGACATATGATGACGGATAGAAATAGAGCCTTTCATACCGAAATCTTTAAGCACCTTTTTGATAGCAGGTGCGAGTTCTTTTTTGTCTTCTTGTGAAATATAAGCCATATTAACCTCTCTGTTTTATTTCGAATCACTTACACTATTATAATAGCATATCTAGAATTAAAGTCAAGCGATTTCTTTTAATGCTTTTTTAAGAAATCTATTAACTTTTTTAACAATTCGTCTTGCACTCTCACGACATAAACCATAATCTTTACCAATACTATCAAATGTTTTTTTAGTATCATAAGTTTTTTCACCCCAAATTAAAAAGTCACGATAAGGATCACTTCTATACATATAAGGATTTCTATTGTGTATTTTAAGAAGTCTATCAATTAAATCTTTAGCAATAATTGTTTTTTCTAAATTCATATTTTCTCTCTCTTTCGAATCACTTACACTATTATAATATCAGATTGAGCCTTAAAGTCAAGCAATAATTTTTCTTGCATATCGAAAGCTTCAATTTCATAATCTCTTTCAAGATAGTCAACATCAGTAGGAGCAAAGATATCTTGTCCTTTAACTGATTGCATTATGTGGGTAAACTCATGAAAAATAGTAGTGATCAGATCATCTATGTCTTGACTCTTTTTGATACGTAGTGTAAAATATCTATTGTCATCTATATCAACATCAACGAAACCATCTGATTGCATGTTGTTTTTCATTATAACATCTATCTCAAGTTTTCTAACTTTAGGTAGAAGTTGCTCTTTAGCAAAGATAAGGGCTTTGTCAATCAAGGCTCTTTCTGCTTTATTTGAATTGAAATAAGTAACTAACATACTATTATAATAGCAGGTTAGAATAAAAAGTCAACCCTCTTGTAAGTTATTGAAAAAGCTAGGTATTTTCCCATTGAATCCATAACCACAATTGAGTCTATCAATAAGTGATTCGTTTTGTTCTTTACTTTCAGATTTCCAGACTTTCTGATTTGTCTTAGTATCATAGACATAGTATATGCCTTTATGTCTTTTACTAATATACTGTTTATTCTTTTTTCTAAACCATCTCATACTTTTAATCCCGTAAAGTCTTTTTTACCTTTTTTAATTTTAACTTCTTCTTCTACTCTTTCACCGAATTGAGTATTATCAAATACTGGCCCATCAAGGACATCACCTTGTGCAGATTGCTCTACATCGTAGAGTCGCATCTTAGCCCTATCAACACCAAGAACAAATCTTTTATATAGGGTAGGATCATTATATCTGTTCTTGAGTTGTTTCACCATTATCTGATTTAAATCTTCAAGTTCTTCAGTAGATATAAGAGCAAACATAAAATCAGCAGTTGCAGGTAAACCAAAAGATTCAGAAGTATCTTCTAAGCCTAAATCTGAATTGGTAAAACCACTTCTTGTAGTTTGTGTTGCAGATAATATAGGAAGATTTTTTTCTACTGCAAGGCCTCTAAGTTCTTCTGCTATAGATTTTATCAAAGTATATGAGTTTACATTTGAACCAGTCTTTATTCTATGAGACATACAAATATTTAAATAGTCAATATAGATGATATCTGGCATAAACTGCCTCTTTAATCTAAGTTCATTTAGAAGATGTCTAAAATGCCCTACATGAGCAGAGGCAGTAGGATATTCTTTTACAATTAATTTACCACTAGTTTTACCTTTTACCCTATCAATCTTTTTATCATACATCTGTTTTGGTAAATTTATTAATTCTTCTAGAGAAACATTAAGTAAGTTAGCATCTATTCTCTCTGCGATTTTTTCTTCTGCCATTTCCATAGTAATATACAGAACATTTTTACCTTCAAGCAAATTAGCTGAAGCCATATGGCACATTGCTAACGATTTACCAACGCCCGTACCAGCGAGTATAATATTGAGCGACTTTTTAGGTAAACCACCTTTGGTAATTTTATTAAGGTAATCCAAATCGAAAGGAATACGTTCTTCAACACGGTGATAAAAATCCCAACGACTATCACTATCATCAATAAAGTCGTGCCCAATAGAAGGATCAAAGGAAATAGACAGAGCATCAGAGAGAAGTTCTGGTATACTTCCTTTGTCTTGTTTATCTTTACCATCGATAATAGATATTGATTCCATAATTGCATTGTAAATAGCCTTTTCTTGGCAAAACTTTTCAGTTTTTTCTATTAACCATTCTTTGTCTGTATCTGGATCTGAGTTGAGTTCAGATACTATACTAGAACATTTACTGAAGCTTTCATCTGTTATAGATGAATTATTATCAAGTTCAATTAACAATGCTTCTTTTGTTGGCAATGCATTGTATTGTGACAAATATTTATCTATCTCTTGATAAATTGATTTCTCATTTGTTTCTGAAAAATATTCTGCCTTGAGATAAGGCAGAGTTCTTCTTGCATAATCTTCTTCATTAAGAAGATGTTTAAGTACTACTAGTTCAATCCTGTTCTGCACGTTCTAAATGTTCCTTTAAAAGTTTTTGTAATATATCTCCTAGAATAGTTTTAAATTCTACAGTTGCTAAATCCAATTTATTAGGATTTTCACATATAATAAAATTAAAACTAAACTTACCTATATTGTCACCATTCTCATCTTTTTCTTCATAAGCTTGAACAACATCATATTGTATAATCACACCTTCGTAAGGCTCATCATCTAAAACCACACAATCTTGATCACTGTGAAACATTTTATCATGTTTTTCTATAGTATGATAATTAGGTATAATTATATCATCGCCAATATTTCTCATCTTTTTTTACCTTGGCCTCTATACTTTTTGAACCCTCTTCTTTTATGTTTGTTCATTTTGGTTAGAGATAACATACCATTACCGATAGAAGTTTTCACTTTTGTTGGTTCGTGAACTGCTATACTAAATCCTCTTGCTTTACGTGCCATTATTTACTCCCATCAATTTGTTCTTTGACTTCTTGAACTCTATCTTTCAATACACTTATCGCAGTGTGTATATGTCCAGTATCATGAGGTTGAAGTTTCTTTTCTAATATACTTATTTCTTCCATTAAAAAAATCAATCTATCAGTATCTTTAGCCATTATGCATCTTTCTTATTATATCAACATCTTCTTCATCAATTAAATCACCACAACCACAACGAGTAGGATATTCTAAATTAACAACATCATCTTCCCACATACACCAGTGTTGCCAATATACTTTATCACCCTCAATGTAGGCTGTCTTCTGTCCCCTCGTCAACTGAAAGTTCATTGGTAGGTTCGCCATAGAGAAACTCCTTCTTTGCTACTTCTTCTAGTTTTGTCATTATGTCTTCAGTAAAATACTTCTCAGGATCTTGATTGATAGTTTTACCAAAAACTTTTGTACCATCAGGCATTTCATATCTCGTTGAAACTTTCTTGATGATTTCATACTTCTCTGCTAAATCTAATAGTCCATAATATCTATCTAGTCCAGTTGAGTAAGATAGTTTTACTTCTACTCTTTTATTCTCTTGAGTAAATCTAGATTTAGCCATTTGTACTTTTACTATGTTACCAATTACATCAGTGCCATCTTTATCTTTTTTCTTAGATAGCATTGCGATAGATGATGATGCATACTTTAGTCCAGCACCACCAGACATTTCTTTCATAGGTATGTATGCACCAACCACATCGTACACATGATTAGTAACAAGAAGAGGTACTTTTGCTTTTGCAAGTTTCAGAGATAACACTCTAAAGGTACCACGTAGCAATTGTGCTTTTGTCATGTCTCTTGCTGGTTTACCAGACTCGACATCTTCTAATTCTTTTGCTGACGATAGTTGTCCTAATGAGTCAAGTACCATCATCATTGGTGGAGCATCTTTATGTTCCATATAGTTTGTTAGCATCTTTACTGCACTTGTACGAAAGTCTTCGATAGACTCTGGTTCTGCAATAGATACTCTTGATACATCGATGCCTCTAGAAGACATCATATCTTTTGTTACTGCGGCCTCTGTATCAAAATAGATAACACCACCAGTTTCATTATCTTCTAAAAATTGTTTGATAACGCCTAGAACGAAAAAGGTTTTCCCAGTTGCTGACTCACCGGCAAATGCGGTTATTTTATTATTAGGAACACCACCATACAAACTACCACTAAGTACTGCATTCATAATATAAGAACCAGTATCTATTGTACCAGTAAATTCAGAAGAGTTACCACCATCAGCTAATATATTAGTGTTGTCGATACCCTTTATTACATTACTTAAAAAACTATTCATTTATTATATACCTCATCTAGTTTATCAGAAAATTCTTCTATCTTTTTACTTCTTAGTTTACCTGGCCAATGAATATAATCTTTCTCTGGATTCTTCGCAAGATTATTTAACAAAGGTTTAATCATGTTATATAGAGTATCGCATTTTTCTTGTGTTTTGTCAAGTCCAGATTTATTAAGCACTGCTTCATCTTGGGCTAGTTGTACTACTTCTAATTCTTGTTCTGTAACGGCTGTAAAGCCAAAATCAAAATCTAAATCACTCATGAAAAAAAGTCCTCCAGTGTTGCACGTTTCTCTGATGCCCAACCAATTTTTTCTAAAATTAATTCTAAGGGTTCAAGGAACGATTTGTTAAATTGCATTTCATAATCTATAAAAGTATCAATATCAAATTCTTTAGGTAATACATTGATAATAGATAATACATTTTGTTTCATAACATTAGGTTCTTTCATGTAACAAAACTTTATCTTTTCGCCATCTTTGATTGTTTGATATTTCTTTTCTAATTTGTTTTGTCTTACTAAGTGGTTGAATACCAATGCACCTCTAACATGTATAGGAGTAGACTTTACAAGTTGAAGTTTATCTCTTTCACCACTGTCGTATTTATTTAACTCAGAAACACCTCTAGGAAAAGCTACTTCTTCGAAAGGTAAATTGAAAAACTCTTTCTTAAAACTTGCAATATAGTCTTGAACTGTTTTCTCTTCTTCTGACATAATTAGATTGATAGCTTTCTTAATACTATTTCTACAAGCTTGTGGGGTACTAGATTTGATAGCTTCTATACCCATCATCTTTAGTTTAGGTTCTGTATATCTTACACCTTCATTATCATATACATTAAGCATATATCTTTTCTTGGCTGTCCATATAGCTTTGTCAGCGATAGCTTCTCTTTTCATAAACATCTTTTGATCATATGCATTCATTATATCTGCAAGTTCTTGATAACTTTTATCTATGAATGGTTCTATCTTAGTTTGAGCAACTTTGTCTAAAAACTCTATTGGATTATTAGGTTTAAATTTATCTATCATTTTCTCAAATGTAATGTATAGCGAATCTGTGTCAGATGCAATCACATAATCTTGATTATCTGTACTTAGTAATTTGTTCAAATATTCGTTGATACGTGCTTCTATCCACTTGATAGAGAGTTGGCCAGACTTAGTTATAGCTAACGCTTGTCTTATGTCATAAAATCTAAAGTATTGATTACCCAATGCACCATAAGCAGAGTTCAACTGGACTTTCTTTGCCAATTGCATATTAGAATACTTTGATATATCTTTTTCCAACTCTTTTGATTTTGTCTTTTGTAAATCTTTCTGAGCCTGTATCATTTTCTTTTTGTAGATAACTCTATCTTCATACATCGATTGCATCATTTCAGTAAGAAAGCCTTTCTTATCTTTTCTGAAATATTGGCCATTTGCGGCAAGAACTTTATCTTTTGGTGTAGTTACATTTTTATTGACAACATCTTCAATAGATATATCTCTGATAGAACCATTAATCAAAGTGTCTGGTGATATATTATATTGCATGATTAAATGTGGATACAATGAGTTCAAATCAAAAGACATAACCCACTTATGTAAACCAACTTGTGGATCTTTTACATAAGCACCCTCATATGCTTCGTTTTTTCTCTTGACTTTTTTCTGAGGTATAACCATTCTTTTATCAAGAAGGTAGTTATGTATTAATACATCCCACATGCGAACTTGAGTGTACACATCTTCATAATTGACTTTCGCATCATAAGCAAGTGCCATGGCCATTTCGATAAGTTTCATCTTATCTTCTATTCTTTCGACTAGTTCAACATCTCGTATGTTATAGTCAATAAACTTTTGATAATCTAATTTATACAATTGGTGTAGATTAGCAAACTCAGAATAATCT